TCAAAGCGCGGTGCGTTTCGCCACCCTGGAGCGCTCGTAGACCTTGGCCGTCGTGGTCGGGCTGGCGTGCAGGTCGGGAAGCTGGCCGGTCTGTTCCTTGTGCTCGGTCGTGTAGTGCGCGCGCAGGTCGTGGAACGTGAAGCGCCGGGTGATGACCTTCTGCTCCAAGGCCTCGACAACCAGCTTCTGCCACATGGCAGCAAAGCCAGAGTCGGTGTACGGGTTGCCGTTCCGGTTCGGGAAGACGGCGCCCAGTTTGTCGTCCTTGGCGACGCCGCGCAGGCGCTGCAGCAACTCGGCCAGCGCCGGGCTGATGGTGATCCGCTCCACCCGCTCAGCGCCGCCGTGCTGCTTGGCGCGCATCAGGCGGATCTCGGTGTCGCTGACCTGGGACCAGTGCAGGCGCAGGAACTCGGCCTTGCGGCTGCCGGCCAGCGCGCAGAACTCGGCCGCCATGGTGATGACCTTCCACTGCCCGCCCTTGCCGGTTGCGTGCTTCACCAAGGCGTCGATGTCCGATCGCTCTGGCTTGGCCGTCCGAGGGCGCTCCTTGTTGCGCTTGACCTGGCCGCCGCGGCAGGGGTTGTGCTCGGCCTCGCCGCGCTCGATGGCCAGGCTGACGAGATTGCCCAGCAGCGACACCTCGCGATTGCCGCGGACCATGCCGGCGCGCTCGACGCGCAGGTAGCGCGCCACCATCGGCGCGGTGATGTCGGCGGCCAGCATGTCGCCGAACACGCCCAACAGGGGCGCGCTGTAGGCCTCGTAGTCGGAGCGGGTGCGCTCACCCAGGGCCAGCCAGTCCGGCGACGCCTTGTAGCTCGTCCACAGCGCCTTGACGGTGCCTGTCTCGGCGCCGGCCTTCGACATGGCCAGCACTTTGGCGATGGCCTCGGCCTTGTCCGTGCCCAGCGGCACCGGCTTGCCGCCAATGGGGTGATAGCGGTAGCTGACGGTCTTGCCGTCCTTCCAGGGTCTGGCCTCCATCAGCGGAAGCAGGCCCTTGGCGCTGGCGCGATCTCTCGGGCGGTTCATGCTGCTACGCGGCTCCACTTCGGCCCACGGGCGGGGGCATCATTCTGCGCCTGGGGCTGGCGGCGCTCCCAATCCACTCGGCGGACCAGCGGCCGTCCATTTGGCTTGCGCTCGACGGGCACCTTGAGGACGTCGCGCAGGAATCTGAACTGAGCGGCGCCTTGCGTCAGCCCCGCGCAGATGCCGTCGATTTCTTCGTCGGTGAGGAAGGGGAGCATGGTCAGGTCCTACGCCGCGACCGGCTGCTGATCGTTGGCAGATACCTGCTTCCACTCAGCGGCAGTCAGCCCACGGTCGTTGAGATAGACGGCCGTCATTTCGGCGTCTTTGTGGCCGAGCAGGGTCTGCACCGTCTCCGCGGCCATGCCCTCGGCGATGTAGGTGCGCGCGGACAGCGATCGCACCTCGTGCAGGCTGGGCCACTCGTACTGCTGGTAGGCGTCGAGGCCGCAGGCCTTGACGATCAGGCCGCGGAAGCGGGCCGACAGGCTCGACATCTCGATGGTCTTGCCGTTGGCCTTGCGCAGCAGGGTCTCGCCCGGCGCGCCGATGGTCTTGCAGTGCTCGATGACCTCGCCCAGCGTCATGCCGGTGGCATTGAGGCGCAGCGTCAGCGGGATGGCCACGCGGGCACCAGTCGGCTTGCCGGCCTTCTTCTGCTGCTCCACCCGCAAGCAGCCGTCCACGACATCATCGAAGCGCATCTTGGCCAGGTCGGCGCGCCGCTGGCCGGTGGCCAGGGCCAGCAGTAGCAGGGCCGGCACCCAGCGCTGATTGCTGTGCCGGGCCAGGTTGAGCATGGCCCGCCATGTCTCCAACGTCAGCCGCTTGCGCAGGCCCGGGGCCTTGGGGCGCTTGACGTGGGCGGCCGGGCTGGACTCGGCGGCGCCGTTGGCGATGGCCTCGACGTAGACGTCGCGCAGCTCGCCCAGCACGCGGACGGCGGTGTGAGGCGACCACTGCTTCAGCCTGCTCGAGATGTCGACCGGGCGCACCGCGCGCAGCGGCATCGCGCCCCAGGTGGCGGCGATGTGGTTGATGCTGGTGGTGCGGTTTTTGACCGTCTGCGGGCTGTAGCCACGCTGGCCGATGATGCTGCGGTAAGTCGTCAGCCACTCGGCCACGGTCGGGCCAGCGACCGGCGCCGGGTCGTTGGCGGCCGGCTTCGAGACCGGCTCGCCCGCGGGCAGCTGCATGACTGCGATCTGCTGCAGGGCCTGTTTCAGGAGCTTCTTGAGCTTGCGTTTCTTCATGGTCTAGTTGTGTTTTGTGCGTGGCAGAGGTATGGGATTCAGGCCGCAATGGCCCTCAGGATTCGAGCGAGCCAACTGCCCAGGTTGAGCCCCACGACGATCAGCGTGGCGCCGGCAGCAAGGCGCACCAGATTCCAGTGCCAGTCACGGAACCCGTGCTCAAAAAGGAACGCGCTGAAGGTCAGCACGCTCCCGCCGAGCAGCGCGGCGCAAGCAAACACGGCGAGCAGCACGCAACCGAATTGCAGGGCGAGCTTGTGAAAAGTGTTCATGGCGATGTCCGGGTGCAGGGGATGGAGTTCAGGCAGCGACGGACGCTGCTGCCCGGTGCGCGTCAGCCTCTTCGCGTGTCGCAAGTTCGAAGCGAGGGTGCCTCTCGCCGTCAGGGGTCACAACCTCGAAGTGATGCAGCCGGAAGAAGCCGCCCAGCGTCCAATCGCAGGGCTTGCCGTCAGGCTCACGACGTGGCGACGACGCGCCGGTGAAGCGCCCGATGCAGGAGAAGGCGAGATAGCGCTCGACCTCATCAAACGTGCTGCCGGCGCCTGCTGCGATCAGGTCGCGCGCCGACTGGAGCGTCTTGCACATCGGGCAGCGGAAAACGATCTGATCGTGCGACGGGGCCTGCGCCTTGCAGGCAGCCTGGAACTCGTCCAGGGTCATGCTCTTGATCTTGCTCATTGGTCAGTTCCAGGTGCGGCAATGAGGTATGGGAATCAGGCGGCCAGCAGCATCGCTGCGCTGGCCTTGATGGCTTCGGCCCAGGCCAGGGCCAGGGGGTAGGGAACGGCGTCGGCCAGCCCGTGCTGGAGCTGCACGCACGGGAAAGGCAGGTCGGCGGCGGCCGGGTAGCCCTGCAACTTGGCGCCGCGCTTCGGGCCGTAGATGCGGCCAGCCACCACGCTGTAAGCCATCAGGTCGTCCACGCTGCCGCGATAGACCGGCTTGGGCGGGATGATGTTGGGCGAGTGCGTGAACCAGCGGCTGCGCGACTGGTGCGGCTGGTAGAAGTGCATCGCGTTGCAGCGCGTCGCTACACACTCACGGTCCAGATTGATGGGGCACACGTTCTCAAAGGTGAACCAGTCCCAGCCCACGGCGGCCAGCAGGTTGTCCACCAGCGGCGTCAAGTCCGGGAATTTCGGGTTGCGGATGGTGCGCAGCTTGCTGTGTGCCTGGCAGGACGGGCCGCCGATGATCCCGTCGAAGCGCTGGCCGCGCACGGCGCTGGGAAGATCGGCCAAGTCATACACCAGCGGTTCACCGCCGCACAGCGCCTTGTGCATGGCGCGCTTTGACGGGTCTATTTCGCAGCCCGGCACGACTTCGAAACCAGCATCCATGAAGGCGCGGTCCAGCAGGCCCATGCCGGTGCAAATGGAGAGAACGAGGGGCTTTTTCATTTCGATGTGCGACCGGCGGGTATGGGATCAGGCGACTTCGGCCGGCAGGCCGACAGGTCGGCGCCAGTCGGTGTTGCGCGGGGCGGTCTGCTTGACCAGGCCAACAAGGTCGTCGAAGTGCTTCTGCGCCTTGTTTGCCTCGTTGACCGCGTACGTCTCTTCGCGTTGGGCCACGGCCAGGCGGTCACGCACGATGGCCAGTTGGTCGTTGGCGACAGCCACCGCCGCGACGGCGTTGGCAAGCTGGGTGTTGAGACTGCCCTTGCTGGAGTCGATGTCGGTCATGGCTTTACCTCCTGTGAGTCGATGGGAAAGTTGGTCATGAGAATTCCCCGGTGATGTAGTCCCAGGTGCCATCGCCGTGGCCGAGGCAATGCCCGCCGTCAACGACGTGCCGAGACGGCATCCCATCGCGCCAGCGCCGCTGCGTGATGACCCGCTCCATCTCTTCGCGCGTCACCTTCTCGCCGTACTCGTTGCGGATGCTGGAGCCGGGCTGCGTCCACAGCGCCCGCCAGTCGTCCAGGGTGTTGATGCTGTCCTCGGGGACCACATGGAGCGCGAAGCACCATCCGCCGCTGCTCTTGCCGATGTGCAGCTCTTCGCCGCGAGGCTTGCCGCAGCACTCGCACGGCGGCTCGGTGTGCAGGTAGTAGTTCGTGCCCATCACGCACCTCCCGTGGGTTGTACCGGGGGCTTCGATTCGGCCATTGCTGCGTCTATGCAGGCGCGAACGTCTCGGTTGACCGAGCAATGCCAGCCGCCAAACATGAACGCATGGCGCGTGCCGTGTTCGTCGCGACCGTCAGGGACGAGGGAGATCGTTGCTTGCCGCTTTTGCAGGTAGTCCAACCGCCTTGTGTCGTCGTCGGCCTGCTGTGCCACCTTGGCGTTGGCTGCCGCCCGGATGTGGCCGCCAGTGTCCTGGCGCCCATCGCCAGCCCCTACTGCGGGGGACGGGACGGGGACGGCGGCAAGGGCGTCATCGATGACCTTGACGACGCCGGCCGGCAGCGGCTCAATGCCGTCGCGGCGGCACTCGAAGTCGAAGCGTTGCAGTCGCTCCAACGCTGCGACCGCAGGATGTGCAGGCGCGGGGGCTTGGGTTGCCGCTTGTGCCTGTTCGATCGTTTCTCGCTCGCGCCGCTCGGCCTTCTGCTTCGCACCGAGCAGCGCCGCGTTTGACCGATGCAGCCGCTCGTTCTCAGCCTCCAGCCTGCGGCACAGTGCAAGAGCGTCCCCGTAGGCGGGCGTGCGCTCCTGGCCGAGCGCGACCCGGGCGCGTTCCAGCTCATCGGCAAGCCCCGTCCCCTTGGGCTGCACATTGGCCGCCAGGACGGCGCGGGCGAACTGGATCAGCTCAGGTCGGCTTTGCGGCAGGCGCGTGCGGTGCTGCTGGGTGGCGATGAGGTCGATCTGCTCGTCCGTCAAAGCCCCCTCTGCTGGGGCTGCGTTTGTTTTCTCACCGGCTGGAAAACAACGGGGCTGCCCCAGGGAGTTGTTATCCACGGGAGCTGCCTGTGCTGCAACATCTTTGGCGATGGCGGCGTCGATCTCCTGCACGCGCTCCAACGCCAGGTTGGCGAAGTTGTTGCGCGAGCAGCGCCGCGCGTCTGCTTGGCAACCGAGGTCGACCAACGCCAGGTTGGCGAAGTTGTTGCGCGAGCGGCTTTCGAAGCTGGACAGCAGATCGCGGCATTCGAGCAGTTCGGCAATCAGGTCAGCGGTCATTGGCAGGCTCCTTGGTCTGCGGTGCGAGGATGCCGTGGGCGGCCTCGACCACGCGCACGATGCGGCGGAATGCCTCGCGGCTGCGGGCGTCTTGCTGGGCGCTGGGCGGCACGTTGGCGTACAGGCGATCTACCTGGGCGTCTGTCAGCACCTCGGGCGCTTCCTGGGGTGCCGCATCAGCCCTGCCCCGCGCCTCGCAGATCGGGCATAACTTGCTTTGCTGGTCGTCGGGCGCTGCCTTGAGCTGCGCTTCGAGGGCCTTGCTCCACTCCCACGCCTCGCGGGACAGTGCAGCAACCTGGGCGCGCAGCGACTTGTTCTCGGCCTCCAGCTCGGGCGCTGCCTGGGGCTGGGCGGCAAGAGCGGCGCGCACTATGCGGCACAGCCAAGCCGTTTCCGGCTCACGGGCGCGACGGGGATGCGTTGATGCAAGCTCGGCAATCTGCTGATCAGTCAGCGACAGTGACTGCTCGGGCTGGGCGGCAAGGGCGGCGCGCAAGGCATTCCAGCCGCTGACCCATTCGTCGGTGACAGCCAAACGGTTGGTGTTCGCAAAGGCCCGGCCATCGACCAGCAAGCCGGCGCTGGTTGCCACATACGGCGCCACCGGCTCGGCCACCTGGGGCTGGGCGGCAAGGGCCTCGGCCACGACTCGCCGGCCTTGGTCGCAAGCGCTCGACAGGTCGGCGTACACGTCGGATGCCACGGGCAGGGGCGTCTTGAACAAGTAGCGCTCGGCGCGCTCGGCGGATTGCAAAAGCTGGTCGAACTCGTGCAGCAGGCCGGGCGCTTGTCCACCCTCAGGGGCTTGGATCGCAGCGGTCAGGCCGGCGACGCTCGCTGTCTGCGCCGTCTCCTGCTCAGTCATGCCGTTGAGCAGCTCGGGCGGCAGGTCGGCGATGGCGGCGGCTTCTGCGGCTTGCACCTGGGCGGCGCGGATCTTGTGCAGGTCGGTCATGCTTGTGCTCCCGTGGCCTTGATGAGGACGGTGCGGGCTTCCTTGATCGCAGCGGCCTCGCCGTCGTTCATGTCGCCCCAGGCGAAAGCGGTGACCATCGTGGCCAGCGCCTGCAGCAGCTCGGGAGCGGCGGCGATCAGACGGGCGTTGGCGTCGGTGACTTGCCTCGGGATACCGCCAGCGAGCGACGGGTGCGGATCACGCTGAGTCACGCTGCCGATGCGCTGGTAGTAGTCGCGCGTTGACGGCGCTGCGTCAGATCCGACGTAGACGCCGCCTGTTGCCTTGATGGTCAGGCAGTTGGCGCCCAGGTCTTCGACGACCCACGGGCCGGGCGTGTGCCTGGCCGGTGCAGGCTGGGGGGATGATTTTTCGGTCATGGCTCAGTCCTCCAGGCTCGCGCGCAGCGCCTTCACCCACGCCGTCCGGCCGCTGGTGCGCTCAACCTCTGCTGCCTGCTCCTTCTGGTGGTAGGCCAGATCGCGCTCCAGCATCGCCAGGCGCCGTGCGGCCCACTGCTCGCCGGTCATCCTGGGCGTCGGCGTGGAGTAGTAGGACTCATCGCAGTCGAAGTCGATGCTTTGGGCGATCTGGCTGTGCATGAACTCCTTCAGGCCGTCATGCTCGGGCGTCGGCGGCGCCCAGGCTTTGACCTTGGCGAGCATGTCCTCGTAGGCCTTGCGCTGGGCGCGCATCTCATCAAGGCGGGCGATCCTTTGCGTCTCAGCATCTCCCCAAGCCTTCGAGGCTTCGCGCATGTGCTGCGAGGGCGACAGCGCTCGGAACTCAGCCAGCGCGGCCTGGGCCTTCTCAATCTGCTGCGCGTGGTAGTCGCTGGGCTCGAAGGCATCGGGGATCTTGTCGCCGCCGCCCGGCTCGTCGCGGAGCATGACGCAGGCGCCGAACGCACGGGCGCAGTTCATGGCAAAGGTTGCGAAGGTGATGCCGTCCTTGATGTCGGCGGTGTATCCGGTGGGCATGGCGGTCCTTGTTGGGTTAGCGCGATGTGCTCGCGGAGGGGATGGGTTTCACTGGCTTCTGGCAGCTCACTGCTGAACTCCCCATGCCACCCATACGGCAGCAGCCAGGATGGCGATGAACGCTGTAGCGATGAGGCGGATTGCGCGCATGTCAGGCCGCCTTCTTCGCTTCGCTGCCCAGCAGCAGGACGTGGGCGCTGATGGCCTCGCAGATGGCCGGGAACAGCGACGGGCGGTAGAGGCGGGAGGCCTTCTCCTTGTGCGCCTCGAAGCCCAGGCCGGCCAGGAAGTCGGCGCGGACATCGAAACCCAGGCGGGCGCTGATCTGGCCCAGGGTCATGGTGGGCAGCTCGTTGGCAGGCGCGGCGCGCGTGAAGGCGCGGACCTCGGGAGCTGGTGCTGCTGCAGGTGCTGAAACATGGGCCAGCTCCTCCGCAACCCGCGCCGTTGCTGGGGTTGCGGCTGGTGCTGATGCCTGCTGCTCGACCAGCGACGTGCGCAGCGCGGCAGCATGGTCGTTCTCGCGCTGAATGCGCTTGGACTCTTCCTGAGCAGCGGCGCGTGCTTCGTCATCGGCCTTGGCCTTCGCCTCGGCTTCCTCGCGGGCCTTCGTAGCTGCGGCCTCGCGCTCCAGGCGGGCGGCCTCTTCGGCGCGGATGCGCTCGCGCTCAGCCTGCAGGCGCTTGGCCTCGGCCGCCTCATGATCAGCGATGCGCAGCTTCACCAGGGCCGTCAGGTCCTCGGGCTGCTTCTGGATGATCTGCGCGGTGTCGGCGAAGAGGAAAGCGTGGGAGCCGGCCAGTTCGCGCAGGGTGCCGAGGTTGATCTGCAGGCGGTCGGCGACGGTGTTCGCCTCAATCTTGGCGCGCGCCAGCTCAGTGTTGGCCGCGTCGCGCAGGCTGGCCACCGTCTTCTTGCCCTTGATGACGCCAGCGAAGTCGGTAGCGATGGGCGGCATGTAGGGCTTGCCCAGGCGCAAATTGAGGCTGGCGATGTGCCCCTGAAAGGCGTCCTTCGCCTCCTGCACGATCTCGACCTTGATCTGCTCCTTGCGGGCCTTCACGATCTTCTCCAGCATCAGGCGCGTGCTGCGCGCCAGGCCGGCGTAGTCGGCGACGGAGCGGCGCATTTCCTCAATGCTGGCGGTCTGGGCCAGGGCATTCGCCTCGGCTTGCTCCAGCGCGTCCTGCGCGGTCTGGAGGGTCTTGATGGCGGCCTCTGCATCAGCAAAGGCCTGATCGGTGCTTGGGTTCTTGTCCAGCTTCTCGACGAAGGCGCGGAGCTTGGCGCCGAACAGGTCGAGGTTGCTGATGACAGCGATGCTGCCTTCCATGCGCACGGCCACGGCCGGCAGGGATTCGGTCGGCGTGGGCATGACGACCTCGGCAGCAACGGGCGCCTGATAGGCGGCGACGTCGGCCATGAACTGCTTCCAGGTCGGGATGATCTTGGCGCGCAGCTCGGGGTTGGACTCGTACCATGCATGGCGCATGGTTTCGCGGTCACCGTTGGAGGCCATGAACAGGCAGCGGGAGGCGCCCGACAGCATCAGGCCCTGCTCCATCTGCGGGTGGTATTCCTCAGGGATGACGCCCGCGTCCAGGCTGGCGGCCAGCGTGGCGGAGAGCAGTTTGTGCTCCCAGGTGTTGTCGGGCATCAGGTCCTGACCATCCAGCGAGGCGGACAGCGGCAGGCCTTCAACCTCGGCGGCCAGGACGGCGGGATAGAGGATGTCGCCGACGATCTCCTCGCCCCAGGGGCGGGCGATGGCTTCGGCCGCGTGGCCCTTGTCGAAGCGGCGCTGCGTGTCGGGCGTCACCTCGGGCTCGACGCCCGTAGCCTTCTCGGCGATCAGCTGGTCACGGGTCTTGTACTTCGACAGGCCCATGGCGATGGCGAGTTCGCTGGCGTTGAGCGACTGGGCACGGTGGCGCTTCCACGCCTCGGAGCCTTGCGGGTAGTCGACGACGGTTGCCTTGATTCTCATGCTGCCTTCCTTCCGTGATTGGGGTGGAAGCGGTACTCGTTCAGCGCTGCGCGCCGTGCGTCTGCCGCTTGTTCTTTGGAGTCGAATTGGCCGAGGTGTTTGTGGCGTCCGTCGACTCGGATGTATGCCCGCCACTTGCTACCGCCACGCACGGCCTCAACTCCGGGAACCCCTGTTGTGTTATCGCGCCTGATCGCCTGGTTCCTTTGGTTGTGGGCGTGCGGTACATCTCTGAGGTTCTCGAGGCGGTTGTCCTGAGGATTGCCGTTGATGTGGTCAATCTCGTACTGAGGCCAGGAGCCGGTCGCAATTGCCCAAATGACGCGGTACGCGTAGAAGCGCATGCCATTGATTCGGCCGTATGCCCGGCCATCGCGCTCCGTCGCGATGAGTGCAGGCCTGCCGGCGTGCTTGCTGTTCCATGACTTCGCAGAGCTCTCTGACGCGAAGTGGCCAGCTGGGCGCGCCTTCCATAGGAGTTCTCCGGTGGCGCGCAGTTCGAACAACTCGGCCAGCATGCTGACAGGCAAAAGTGCTTCACTGCGGGTCATTGCCGGCCTCCCGCGCCTCTTCGGCGGCCGGGGCAGGCGCCTTCAGTGCGTTGATGGCGGTTTCCTGCTCGGCGGTAAGTTCGCCCTTCGACTTGGCGAGCGCCAGGATGTCGGCCGCGGTCTTGAGGCCGGCGCTGACCGCCTTGTTCCAGCGGGCGAATTGCTCGGCGAACTTGTCGGCCGGCCAGACGGCGGGGGCGGTCTGCTGCGGCTCCGGCTGCCCCTCGCCCACCAGCGAGTCACGCAGCACAGCGTCCAGGTCTTCCAGGTCCTGCCCGAACATGTCGCTGCAGGCCGTGACGTTCAGGACCATGCCGATCTTGGCGCGCTTCTCGGCCATCTTTAGCACGGTGTTGGCAACGTCGGCCGGCTCGGTCCGAACCTGCTTCGTCTCCCAGTTCTTGCTGTACTTCACGCGGCGCAGGGCGGGCGGCGTGGCGTCGAACTCCTTGTCGTGGACGGCGCGACGCCACTTGTACTTCTCCTCGCCGCTGCTGGCTTCGCCGACGCAGCTGCCGAGGGTCACGCCGGAAAGCTGGTGCACGCCGCGGCAGGTCACGCGGTAGCGCACCACATCGGCCGTGCTCAGGTCTTCGATGCTGAACTCCGGCGCGATGCGGAAGGTCATGCACAGAACGTCGGCGCCGGGCTGGAACAGCGTGGGCTTGTCGGTGCCGGGGATCTTGCCGTAGTGCAGCTCGGGCTTCATGACGGCGCGCATCACGTCTTGCACGACCATTGCGTGCTGGACAACCTCGGAGGCCGACAGCCGACCTGTGGACTGGACGATGCCGCGCTGCGGCAGGTGCTCGACAACCGCATTCATGCCGGCTCTCCCTGCTTCGGAGAAGCCTTGGCAACCAGCTTGCGGTTGACGTAGCTGATAACGTCGCCAACGGTGGGCCAGTTCTCGTCGCCGTCGTCGACCATGAAGCCGTACTCGTCCTCAATGGCCATCGCCAGCTCGATGTGGTCGAGCTCGTCGGCGCGGAGGTCGGCGATGAGCTTCGACTCGGGCTTCACGGCTTCGGGCAGTGCACCCAGTTGTGCTGCGACGATGCGCTTGACGACATCGTCTACGCGGTCGCCTTCAATGCGTTCGGTGTTCATGGAATCTCCAGTCAGCAAAGGACGAAAGGCGCAGCCAGAGCCGCGACAAAGAAGAGGGAGGCCAGCAGGGCGCCGCCGGCGGCGATGAGGCTCAGCGCCTCTTCTGCGATGGGGTCGGGCTTCACGGCTTAAGCGCCCACAGCAGCAGGGCAAAGAGGGCGGCAGACCCAAGGGCCGGAACGCTCATCACAAGCCAGACCTTCAGGGCCTCGCGGCCGATGACGGGCTCGCCGTCGCTGTGGCCGACTTCTGTGGTGGCCTCTGCAGGGGAGGGCGCGCAGTCGCAGGGCTGGCGGCCCTGGTTGCAGTCGCCGTTGCAAGCGGGGAGGTGGGCGAGGTTCATGCGGCACCTCCGGCAGCCTTGGCAATGGCGGCGCGCGCCGCGCCAGCTCGAGAGCCCGCATAGCCGCGGACCTGGTCGAAACCTTGCAGGTAGTTCTCCAGGCCGTCTGTGTCGCGGGCCTTGCCTGCGTTCTTTGCGATGGTCTGCAGGGACTGCGCCGCTTCATCCAGAGCCTTGACCAGCTCGGCGATCAACTCCTCGCGCTCGTCGAACGGCTGGTACTCGTGCGCCGGGGCGTGCTGGTGGCGAATCGTCAGTTCAGGGCCGTACTTGTCAGCCGGGAAGACGATGGGCGCATCGAGCGCGACGTCTACCATCAGTTCGCGACCATTGAGCGCGAGGGCGGTCACGAGTCCCGTAACGCGCTGGCCTTTGAAGTCCTGATGGCGAACGCGCTGACCGATGCGCAGGGAGATCTCGGCGCCCGCGTTCATGCAGCCACCCCGCAGAAGTTGTGCGTGTCATCGACAGCAGCGCACTGCTCTGCGGTCACTTCGGACGCAACCTGGGCAGGTGCCGACTTCAGCTGCGATTCGAGGTTCCTGATCTGCAGCTTCAGCGGCGCAATGTCTGCATCGAGAAGGAAGGCCTTCAGGCTGCAGTCCTCGGCCCGGGCGATGCACTGGAGCTTCGTCTGGCCGGGAAGCGGCAGCGAGTGCTTCCAGGCAGCGGAGGCCCTTAGGAAGTCATTCTTGCGACGCTGCAGGCGCACCAAGTCCAGTTGCGCCAGGAGGAGCTTCAGCTCCAGCGTGGCTCGCGGGCTGCGCAGTTGGGTCACGGCGGCGCTCACAGGCCACACCCCGGGAACTGAATGGGCTTCGCGGCACGAGCGCGCATCTCGCGCCACTCCTTGCGCTCACGGCGGCCGTCAGGGATCACCGTCCACTGCGTCAGCCGTGCCAGGCCTTGCTCAACAGCGCGTTGCTTCGCGCCGCGAGCCGCCTTGATGTCGATTACCTGGGCCATCCCTTGCCTCGCTGCCCCCGCCGAGTGGCGTTTTCTTGGGGAGTGCATGAAAGATAGCAAATGCAATCGCATGATGCAATAGCAAATGCTATTTTTTGTTGGCTTTAGGGTTTGTCTTAGGTCAGGGACCCGTGCTCGAGGGGCCATCCGCGGCGCGGACGTACACGATCAAGCTGTTAGGCTATTCACGCAGCCGCCGCCGCGCCCAGCGCGGATCGGTCCGGCGTGGAATGAGGGCCCATACATCAAGGGGGTGTCCATATGGACGAGGGCGAGAAGGCGTGCCCGTTTTGTGCCGAGACCATCAAGGCGGCGGCAATCGTCTGCAAGCACTGTGGCCGCGATTTGCCGGCGAAGTCGCCAGTGACAGAAGAGGCGGCTGCGCTCGGAATCGAGTGGTACGAGAGCGATCAGCGCTTCATGTGGCGCGGCTCTTTCTATAAGAGCCTTGACGGTGCTCTTGCCGCCGCAAGGCCGGCCATTGGTGCGCCCAACGGCTTAGGCGTGAGCCCTGGCCTTCCTCGGCCCTCCAGGCCCGAGCCGGCGCGCAATTTCAAATGGTGGCTCTGGGTGCCGCTTGGTGCGGTGGCCGCATTCCTGGCGGTTGGCTATACGGCTGGAAGCTCTCCGGAGGGCAAGGCTAGATCTAACGAGCGCCTGGCCATTGAGCTTTGCTGGAAGGACCACGACAAAAAGTCTCTAGACCCGGGCACAAAGCGCTTTGTCGCTGGCGCGTGCGAGCGAATGGAGAGTGAGTTCCGGTCCAAGTGGGGCGTTAGCCCGTGAACGTTCGGGAAAAGCAATGAGAGCTCTTGCTACCGCTTGTCTCGCTGTGGCGGCGGCCACCGCTTCAGCCCAGGAGCCCCCGCTCTGTGAATCAAACAGGGCGCTGATAGAGGCTTCACTCAAGGACATCGCTCGCGAGCGCGGGAGGGTCCTGGCCGATGAAATCGAGGCGCCACTCGGACAACGAGCGGACCATGCGGCGAAGGCGATCTTCATCGCCAGCGCTTGGGGGCAGGTCAACGCCTCTCTTCAGCACATGCAGGCCCTTGGTTGCGCGCCGTTCGGCCAGGCCATTGATCCGTCCTACTACACGGCCGCTGTCAATGCATGTGAGCGTGATCGGTCTAGAGACCGGAAAGCGTGCCGACAGAAGGACTGGCAGCGAGCCGCGCCTGCCATGAACTGAGCCGCCGGGCGGTCCTCCGCTCCATTGATGGAGGGCTGCTGGAGGGGTAGCCAGACCCACAGTGGCTGACGATCGAGGACCGCAAGCGCGTAGCGGTGGCGGTGGCGGAATCGTGCTGGAATGGGCCTTTCGTTCCAGTGCTGATGATGTGAACAGCCCCACGATCAAGGGTCAACTAAATTTTGGTTGACAATGCAAGTCCAGCTAATATCCCTATGGGCAAACACGAGAAGACTGTCGAAAAGCTGTTGAGGCGCCCACCTCCAGCAGACTTGAGGTGGGCGGATTTGGCCGCACTTTTGACTTCTCTGGGGTTCAAGGAGATCCAGGGCGCAGGCTCGCGATGTCGCTTCTTTCATGCCGAACACGGGTGGGTGATCAGCCTCCACAAGCCTCACCCACAACCAGAGATGGACAAAGCGGCCGTGGTTGATGTTCGCGAATTCCTCACAGAGAAGAAATTAATTCCATGACCAACACTGCGCAGTACAAGGGCTACGTTGGGTCGATCGAAATCGACCTGGACGCTGGCTACCTGCATGGAAAGATCCTCCACGTTCAGGATCTGGTCACCTTCACCACGCCGGACGTGGCCGGGCTGAATAAAGCCTTCCAGGAGGCGGTCGACGACTATCTGGAGCTCTGCAAGACTGTCGGAAAATCGCCCGATAGACCTTTCAGCGGCACATTCCAAGTTCGCATGTCGTCGGATCAGCATCGAGCGCTCTGCATGGAAGCGAGCGCAAGAGGCCTCACGCTGAACGAGCTGTCAGTGGAGAAGCTGACGATGGCTCCGTCAGGGCCAATGTCGCCACAGGTGGTGATCAAGACCTTGAACGTCAACGTTCAGTCAAGCAACGCACCGGAAATTATCCAACCTCCCGCTGATGCGCCGCGTCCTCTCCTGAAGCGAGTGCACTGACATGGCCGACAACATTCCTCCTCAAACCCTGCAACTTGGTGCCGTACCGGAACGGACCTTGTCCATCTCCGAACTCACCAAGGTGCTCATCAAGCACTACGGCATCACGGAAGGCCGCTGGGAGGCCACTTTCAACCTGGGGCTGATGGTCGGCGGCTTCAAGCCCACACCGTCAGAGCCCGCCTTTCCAGGTGTCACGACAGTGGTTCAAGGCGTTGCTCTGCAGCCAGGCCGGCCTGACTCTGAACACAGCGTAGACGCGAGCAGCTTGTCTTAAGAAGACCCACTACAAAGCCCGCCTAGAGCGGGCTTTCTGCTTCCTGCAGGTCATGAAAAAGCCCGCACGCGGCGGGCTTGATAGGTGTGCTGACGATCAGCCTTGGCCGGTGTTGGGAATGCCAAGGAGGGCGAGGATGATGTCGACGATGGGGGTCATGAGCAGGTCCTATTGACGTTGTGTCGCGGGGGAAGTCCCGCGTCGTCACTGTGTCGGCCTGACTCAAACTAATCCACTAGCATGGCTGATAGTGGCCCGTCGTCTCCCGTGCCTGCTAACCCTCCAAGATTCCGAGCGCTATTGCCAGCGCCACGGCCTGGTGCTTGCTCCCCACATTCAGCTTTCGCATGGCGTTCTGGACGTGGTAGTTCACCGTCGCTGCTGACAAGCCGAGGATCTGCCCAGTCACCGGTGCAGACTTCCCGTGGAGCGTCCAGCGCAGCACTTCGAGCTCTCTGGGGTTCAGTTGGGGCATCTCGGCCGGCGTGACGGGCGCGATCGGCATGAGGCGCTCAGCTGCTTCGCGGGCGTGAACGACAAGCAGCTGCAGCTCGGACAACAGCCGGACGCGAAAGCGCTCACTCGTGGGTATCGGCTGCTCGCGGTCGAATCCGACCAGGACATGCTCGTAGCCAGGCAGATGCAGGGCCGTGGCGGCTCCGCAGCGGTACCCGAATGGCGCCTGGGCATCCCAGATATCTCCAGCGCCGCCAGTCGTGTACGTCGTCTGGTCGTAGAAGAACGGCGTGTGCCGCGTCATGAGCTTCTGGTTCAGCGGGTCGCGGTGGGCCAGCTCGGGGTCCCGGGCTACGTCGAAGTAGCCGGCTGGCGTGTTTCCTATGGCGCGCGTGGTCCCCTTAGCATGTCTGTCGCCGAGGATCACCACCATGTTGATGAGTCCGAAATCGCGGCGGTGCGCGAAGTCGACCAGAGCGCGCTGCAGGTCGTCCAGATCCTGGGCCTGGCTCACGGCCAGGAAGTCAGCCTCTCTCATTGCGGCACCTGCGACTATCAAGCATGCTAGTTCCCGCATGGCCCGCCGGCCGGCAGACTCGCGGCATGGATTCCCCCAGCGTCATCAGGTTGCGAGCCGGCGCGTCGGCACGCTGGCGACAGCAGCTGGTGCACCGCCTCACGATGGAGGACGAGGGCGCAGCCGGCCAGCCGCCTGCAGGCGTGACCGTGTGGGCCGCCCGGCTGCGTGAGCAGATGGCCGTGGTGTCGTGGCGCTGGGTCATCGTCGAGGACGGCATACCGGTGGTCGCTGATCCGCTGGCGATCTGGTCCAACATCGAATTCGTCGACGCCGACGCGCAGCCCGTGGGGCCTGGGCGCGTGGTTCTGGAACTCGGGGCACTGGTCTGCGCGCTGCCGTGGCAGCAGCGCGTGCCGCGCCGTGGACAGTTGCCGGCGGGGTAGGGCGATCAGGCCGCCATACGCGCGGCGATGGCCTGCGTCATCTCAGGCGGCAACTCACCGGCCACGATCAGATTCGTGATGGTGATCGATTCGATCAGGATCTGCGCACGATGCGAGTTCTGGCAATTCGGGGTGCTGCACTCCGGACCTACTTCCAGGTCCGCCAATAGGACCTTGAAGTCGTTGAAGGACTTCTGACGCTTGGTGTCCACTTCTAGTCTCCCTAGTTCATGGGAGGCATCCTCGTGGGCGAGAGCAAACCGTTACATAAGTGGAAACCCGCCACCTGTCATTGTTGGCAGGTATTCACCCTTCATGTCGGGTTTTGCGAGGTTTTGACGTTGCCGCATCTTCGCGCATGGTCTGGTCGAGCTGAACCATGAGCTTTGCCGCTGCGGCTCGCTTTGCAGGGCTTTTGTCCGTCTCGGCGATCCGCATTGCTCGCTTCCGCAAGTCCCTCCAGTCCGCTTCCGTGGCGGTCTGTTCATCGACTGAAGCAGCGCGAGGAGGGTACTTTGCTAGAAGCACATCGGCGGCGTTGGAGAAGGCGCGGTCGCTGTCGGGAGTAAGCGCCAGGAGTCTGAGGGCATCTCCAGCGAGTGCACTTGCTGCGCCAGTTGCGCGCGCCAATGCCGCACGAATTACGCCGAGGGCTTCCAGTACCGCCTCATCCACTGGTCCTTCGCTTGGGTCCGCGGCGGCCATCGGAGCCGCGTCACTGTCGAACCACCCGGAGCAGCCCGGCAGGCGCTCGACGGCTTGAACTGTCTTCTCGGTGATGGGGCGCTCACGTTCAACAAGTTGACGAACGAATGCCCCCGACTTGTGGCCAAGCGCCCTGCCTAGTTCGACCTTCTTCCCGCCGAACTTCTTCTCCAGTAGGGCTTGAAGACGCTGAACGCGGAAGTCTTGTAGCTCGTCTGGACTCATGCCCAAACGATAGCTAGTGCAACTATTGCAAACGCTGCTTGTAGACGATTGCATTTGCTATTACCATGGCTGCATGGACCTTCGAACTTGGCTTAGTGGTGGGCGCGGACGCAATGCACGGCTTGCGGCTCGGCTTCGGCTGGCCCCGGGATACCTGTCGCAGATGGCGGCGGGGACGCGACCAATTCCATACACGGCTTGGCAAGTGATTGCAGACGAAACGGGTAATGAGGTGCTCCGCTGGGACTTGTGGCCGGATGAATGGCACGAGATCTGGCCCCAGCTCAAGCGCGCCAAGGGCGCCCCACAAATTCAGTCCTCCCAGAACGGTGAGGCCGCTCCTTCCCAAGCTCAGGAGGCTGCGTGACCCCGTTCCGCCGCTTTCCTTGCTGCCCTGCGGCGAGCCCTGTTCAGGGTGAAGCGTCGCTGCAGCTCTCGACTCCCGTAGTGGACCTCCATCGCGACATAGCCGATGGCCACAAGAACATGGGCGGCACGAACCCAGTTGCGGAAGGGGCCCTGGCCCATGACTGAGAAGAACACCCAAAGCGCCACGGCCACGCCTAGCGCTCGGCTCCAAGCGCGGATTGCGGCCGCCAAGCGGAAGCGCTTGCTGCGGTACGCGGCAGACGCCTTGCTGGCGATCCATGTCATCGGGTTGATTTGCATCGGCAAATTCTCGACGGGCTTCTGGCTGGGCGCCGCGATCGTCCTGCTCCTTCCAGCGCTGTTGCTCCACGCGTACGCGCACAGGGTCGTTGCCCCTGTGGCTGAAGAGCAGGGCTGAGACATGCGCCACCAAGTTTTCTCCGTCCTCGCACAAGAAGCTCCGGTTTCCTCCCTGCCGGTTCGCGATGGACGTTTGCCGCGGGCTTCGGCTCGCGGCCTTTTCTTCACCTCGGGCGAGCGTCATTTCGCGCGCTCGCTCGCCAGCCTGGCCAGCAACTCGGCCTCTGTGGCAATCGCTCGCACGCAGCGCTTCAAGCAAGCGCGCAGCGCAGCTCGTGCCCAGGCGTGTGTTTCGTCCATTCGTTCTTTCTCCGCATGTTCAGGCGGGCACCCCAACCAAGGCCCTGAGACGGCCGACTCCCCCGTTGAGGGGCAAGCGGCGACGGGTGCCCACCTAAGCGTGTTTTTCCTCAACAACCGATGGGAGTCGGGCATGCAAACCATGGATCGAAGTTTTGAGCGAGTCGACCGGCAACTGAAAGCAACCGCTGGCAATGGGTCGCAATCCGCGATGCCTTTTCTGGCTGCTGTGGGTGATGTCCAGCGCCTGCCGGCCGATGTTCTCGCGACGGTGACGTTCAACGGATGCCTCATCGAGGCCGCCCGTCACTGCGGGAAGGAAGACCAGGAGATCGCGGACGAGATCCACATCTGCCATGGCTACATGAGCCGCTTCATGCGCGGCGTGGCCCAGCAGTGGGCAAAGCGTCTGGTCGCCTTCATGCGCGCCACGCAGTCCCTGGCGCCTCTCCAGTGGATCGCTCGCGAGATGGGCTGCGAGGTTGTCGTCCGCGACAGCCGGGCCGCCGAAGTCGCTGCCCTGCGCGCTCGGCTCACGGAGCTGGAGCACGCGGCCTGAAAACGAAACCCCACCAGCGCTGGCACGCATGGCGGGGCTCTAACCACCCAACGAACGGAGCATCAAGTGGCTTTCAACATTGTCTCTCAGGACGTCATTCGCGGCCTGTACCAGGAAGCGAGCAAGAAGCGCGACCACACCTCCGCAGTTCGGCACGTCGCCGGCCTGACTGGTCAGGACATCGAGACCATCGAGTCCGTCCTCGCCTCTAGTGAGGCTGGGGAAGAGGTGGGGGTGGCGTGAGCGACTACACCGCGTTCCTGCGCCCGCACGCGAGGTGGCCAGCATGAGCCAGCAGACCATCGACCTCCGCCCCGCCGACTTGGCCATCGCCCGCGCTGTGGGTCATGTCGCCCAGGGCCTGGCCACCGACCGCGCCGAGCGCGAGACGCCAGGGTTTCGTGAGCGCGCCGAGGCCGCAATCCTGGACCGGCTCAAGGCTGGCCCGGCGTCGGGTGAAGACCTGACCGACCACGTTGCCAGCACCGGCCTGCAGTTCGCTGACGGCCGCGCCCTTGGCTCGGTCTACGCCAGCCTGCGCCGCCGCGGCTGGATCGAAGCCGTGGGCACCTGTGCAAGGCGGAAGGGTCACGGAGGTCAAGGGGGTTCCATCTACGCGCTGGCACAGACCTACGAAGCTCAGAAGGCTGCATGGCTGGCTGGCAACCCTGCCGCCAGCGCCGAGGCCGTGGAATCGGCCTGCCAAGCCATCGCGGAAAGGCTGGGAGTCTGATGTTTTCCCGCACGGCTAGGTTAGCTCCCGAAAAGGCGGTCTTCCGGCCCGCTCTGCCGCTGCGTTCTTTGCCGGGAGCGAACGGAACGCACATGACCAAGATGAAGTACGCCGACCAGTTGCTGAGCCCCAAGTGGCAGAAGCTTCGACTCGAAGTGATGCAGGCCGCCGGCTGGAAATGCGAGCGCTGCGGGGATGCAGAAACGACGCTGCACGCACACCATCCAGAGTACCGGCGCGGCGCGATGGCTTGGGAATACCAGCCGAACGAACTTCAGTGCCTGTGCTCGAACTGCCACGGCGCAGAGCACAGCAAGCCTGTTCCAGAAGGAAGCCGCTCCGCGAAGCGCGCCATCTGGGAAACGCTCGCCACGTTCCACGTTCAAGCGTGCGTGTATGCGACGGGCCATCCGGACATGTCTCCTTCCGACGTCGAAGCGCTGGCAAAGCGGTTGTGCGCCGCCGAAGGCCTCGACTACGACGCCCTTGAGGCAAAGCTGTATTCCGCATGACAGTTCCGGTGCCATACCCATCAGAGACGCAGGCCAAGGGCTGGCGCTTCGAGCTGGACTACGAGCAGATCGACCAGTCCGACACCTGGGACCTGGCTGCAGAGATCGCCATGGCCCAGCCGGCGCTGCTGATGATGTGGCTGGTGGCCTGGCGCCAGAAGCCCTGCGGCTCGCTGCCGGCGGACGAGGTGGTCATCCGCTCCAAGTGCCGCATCCCGCCCGCAGTCTGGACGAAGTGCCGTGACGTGTGCATGCGCGGGTGGTGGCAAGCAGAGGACGGCCGGCTCTATCACGACACCATCGTGAAGCGCGTGCTTGCGATGCTGGACAAGCGCGCGAACGATGCACAACGAGCTGCGAAGCGCAGGGCACTCAAGGCTGACTCGGGCGCGAGTACCGGCGAACTCACGGGCGAGTCACGCGTGACACACACTGGACCGACCCGTGAGTTCGACACCAAGCACCAAGCACCAGTAAATACCCCCCATACCCCCCGAGGGGGCAAGTCAGCCGTTTCCCTCAAGACCTGGGCCGAGGAGACGCGAGCATCCGGGCAGAAGCTCATCCCGGACGATGACCCTGTGTTCGACTACGCCACCGAGGTCGGCATCCCTGATGACTTCATGGCCCTGGCTTGGCAGGAGTTTAAGCATCGGTACACCCAGCCCGGCGCCAAGCGCTACAAGGACTGGCGGGCTGTGTTCCGCAAGGCCGTGCGCGGCAACTGGATGAAGCTCTGGTATCTGGACGGCGATTCGTATCGCCTCACCACCGTGGGCCACCAGGCGACGCGGACGAGGGACGCGGCATGACCTCCGCCATCTTCGACGCCGACCCCCGCGACGAGGTCGCCCAGCTCCGCGTCCCACCGCACAGCGCCGAGGCCGAGCAGAGCGTTCTGGGCGGCCTGCTCATCGACAACAACGCATGGGACCGCGTCGCGGACCTGCTGACCGAGGCGGACTTCTACCGCCACGAGCACAAGGCCGTTTACACCGCCCTGGGCCGACTCATCAACTCGAACCGGCCGGCCGACGTCGTGACGGTATTCGACGCTCTGGGCGACAAGGCCGCCGAGGTCGGCGGCCTGGCCTACATCAACTCCCTGGCCCAAAGCGTACCCAGCGCGTCCAACGTGCGTCGCTACGCCGAGATCGTGCGCGAGCGCTCGGTCCTGCGCCAGGTGCTGGCCAAGGTCGACGAGGCCGGGCAGATCGTCCACGGTGATGGCTCGGCGGCTGAGAAGGTCGAGAAGGTGCAGGCGCTGTTCGCTGGCATCGAAGCCCGCAGCAAGGCCCGTGAGCCCATCGGCATGGACGCGCTGATGGTCAAGGTCATCGACGGCATCAACGCAGCCGCCGAGGGCCATTCGGAGGTGTGGCGCACCGGCGTGCATGCACTCGACAACCGGATGCTTGGCGGCATGCGGCCGAGCGACCTTGTCATCCTGGCTGCGCGCCCGAGCGTGGGCAAGACGAGCCTTGCGCTGCAGATCTCCCGGCGCGTCGCGATGGATGGTCATCCGGTGCTGATCCTCTCGCAGGAGATGGCAGCCGAGCAGCTTGGCATCCGCACGCTGTCCAGCGCCGCGCGCGTCGACATGGCGCACCTGCAGACCGGCAAGCTCGACGACCCGGAATGGAGCCGCCTCTCGGAGGGCGTCGACGAGCTGGCGCGGCTGCCGATGCATGTCGACGACGAGCCGGCGCTGACGATCCGCGCCATCGCATCGAAAGCCCGCCGCGTGCGTGGCGTCAAGCTGATCGTGCTTGACTACCTGCAACTCAGCGAGGGCGACGGCGAGACTCGGACGGCCCAGATCGGCAGCATCTCGCGCGGTCTGAAGGGGCTTGCCAAGCGCCTGAACTGCGCCGTGCTGGCGCTGTCGCAGCTCAATCGCAAGGTCGAAGAGCGGCCCGGCAAGCGCCCGATCATGGCCGACCTGCGCGACTCGGGAGAGATTGAGCAGGACGCGGACGGCATCGTGTTTCTGTGGCCGCTGGAAGAGGCGGGCGGCACGAGCCGGGCGGTCGGTTGCGAGGTTGCGAAGTACCGCCAAGGCGTCGTCGGCGCCGGGGTGCTCGAGCTTTTCGGCAGCACGCAGACCTGGGGCGACTCCACCCGGACGCTGGACTCCTTCGACACCAAGAAACGCACTGGAGGTTTTGAATGAGCCATAAGAAGGGCGCCTATCTGGGCGGCATCCGTGACACCGAGGGCCTGAAGCTGCGCTGCTTTGTCGAAGCAGAATCCGGCTGTTGGCTGTGGCGCGGAGGTATGAGCCATGGCGCGCCGAGCGTGACATTGCTCTTGCCAGACGGGCAGCGCAGCCAGGCCATGCGCGGCCAGCGCGCGGCGCAGATGCTGATCGGCGTGGAGATGGGCGTCAAGGACGTGGCTCATCCCTACAAGTGCCAAAACATCCTGTGCGTGAACCCGGCGCACGGTGGCGTGAAGACACGCAAGAAGCACGGCGAGTGGATGAAGGCCAGGGGCCTGTGTGCCAGCAATCCCAAGCACATCGCGGCCACCGTCAAGCGCAACAAAGATCGCGCCATCGTGACGCCGGAAATGATCGAGCAGATGCGCGCCAGCGACTTGACGTGCGCAGAGATGGGTCGCCGGCTCGGAATCTCTCCGAGCAGCGTCAGTAACTATCGGCGTGGTGTGACAGGAAGACCGGCCGCTATGCGCCATGCCAGCGTTTTCACATGGAGGCCGGCAGCATGAGAAAGCGCAGCTCCTACCGCCCGACGCACACCGCCAACCCGCTGGCCTACATGACGGCCATCCAGGGCGCCCACAAACTCTGCGCTCACGACCAGCTGACCCGGGCCGCGCGTGTGCGCTGCGCCGTCGAGCGGCTGGCAGACAGCACCGGCGGCAATGCCGACTGGCGCGACGTGGCAGACGCACTCAACATGGTCGAGGCCTTCGCCAACATCGGTTTGGTGCGCGATGCCAAGGAGTTCATTGCCGAGCAGCAGGACAACGTGGCTGCGGCGATGGACCGGCACAAGGCCACGGGCTCCAACGTGCTGCGGCCGGTGGAGTGCCAGCTGCTGCGCGACCTGGCTGCCACCTGGGCGGAGTGTTTGGCCGAGGTGACGTGCCGGCAGTATTTCGAGGCCGAGCAGCGCGTCGTGCGCAAGGTGCAGCAGGCGCTGGCCAAGGGATCGCACGGCAGCGTGCGTGTTGTGGAGGCTGCATGACGCTTGCATTCCCTGGCCTGTGCCTGGTCATCGTCGGCTTCTTGGTGGCTCAGCGATTCGAGAACGCGGGCGCGGCTGCGCTGTTTGCTGGGGCACTCCTGATCCTGGCTGGAGCATTCGCATGACCTGCGTTGCCTGCCAAGCCGCCGAGGTCGGGCCCGGCTACGTCTATCGCAAGGGATGCAAGGGTTGCAGCGCCCGGCAGATTGCGCGTGGGCCTGACTTCCACCGCTGCCGCAACGCTGGCAAGCAGGACGGCCAGTATCGAGACCTGCTGGCGGCCGTGGGCGTGACGCACGAACAGGCAGTGGAGGCATCACGTATCGACAAGGAGAGGGCCGCCGCATGACCGAGCGCCTCACCCTCACCCTACGAGACGCGCAGTCCGCAGCCCCACAGCTGGCGCAGGCCTGGCAGTGGATCAAGGCCATGCTGATCGCCGGCCACCGTCTGAGCTTCGAGGTCAGGAGGGCCACGCGCAGCACCGAGCAGAACGCGCTGATGTGGTCCTGCCTCACGGACCTCAGCCGGCAGGTCGAATGGCCGGTGGATGGACGGCTCCAGAAGCTGGAGCCCGAGGAGTGGAAGGACGTCCTCTCGGCCGGCGTCACCAAGGCGCAGCGTGTTGCTCAGGGCATCGAGGGCGGCTGGGTAATGCTGGGACAGCGAACCAGCAAGATGACCATTGCCGAGATGTCGGAGCTGATCACTTTCGCGCATGCCTTCGGCGATCAGCGCGGGGTCCAGTGGAGCCGCACAAGCCTTGGACGTGACGTACCTGACGAGGCGATGGCATGAAGCGCGGATCACCTCTCAAGCGCTCCAGCTTCAAGCCTCGCCAGACCCCGCTGCGCGCCACGGCGCCGGCAAAGATCTTGGTGCCGCTGCTCAAGATGCGCAAGTGCCCGGTCAAGAAGGGAGGCTGCGGCCAGGCCTTCCGCCCGTTCAAGAAGGGCCAGCTCGCGTGCCTGGACTGCGCTGTGCCCGTCGGCAAGTGGCTGGCTGCATCGAAGGCCAAGACCGCCCACAAGGAAGACATCAAGCAGACCAAGGCCGCCCTGGAGAAGCTCAAGGGCGTGCCCGAGCTGAAGAAGGAGGCGCAGAAGGCCTTCAACGACTACGTGCGCTACCGCGACGCCGGCAAGGGCTGCTTCGTCTGCGGCCGCACGCTGGCCCTGGGCGGTGTCGGTGGCGGCTTCGACGCTGGCCACATCAGATCGCGCAGCAACGCCGACAACCTCCGCTTCGACGAGCGCAATGTGCACGGGCAGTGCAAGCCCTGCAACGCCGTCGGCGCGACGAAGGATTGGGAGATGCGCGCGGCCGCCGACCGACTGCTGGGCACCGAAGCCGCCGCCGAGCTCTACGCCGACAACAAGCCGGTGAAGTGGCTGCGCGACGGCCTGCGCGAGATCCGCGACGGCTACCGCGCGAAGCTGGCCGCGCTGAAAAAGGGCGGCGCGATGGGGGCACGGGTCAATTCATTCAACACCGGCCTCGCCGGGGAAAGCGCAGCAGCATGAGCAACCAGCAGAGCGACGAGCAGGAGCGCCAGCGCGTGGCGATCGCTCAGTTCCTCAAGAACACGCAGGAGAACTGGGCATTCACGGTCGAGATCATCGGCCTGAAGGCCCGCACGGCGCGCGCGCGGTTCCTGGCGCTGCGGCGCGAAGGCTTCAGTCTGGACGAGGCCCTGCGGCTGTGCCTGAAAGAGGTGGAGCTGTGACGGTCATTGCCTGGGATGGAGTGCGGCTCGCCGCTGATAAGCGCACCAGCTTCGGTGGACTCCACGCCACCACCACGAAGGTGCACAGGCTGGCCGATGGACGGCTGTTCGCCGGCTGCGGCGCGACGGCGCTCATCAACGAGATGCGCGCATGGGTTGAGTCGGGCGCCAGGCCTGAAACCTTGCCTGCCGCCCAGCGAGTGGCGGCCGAGAGCTGCAGCGCCCTCGTCATTGAGCTGGACGGCAGCCTGAGCCAGTACGAGACCACGGCCTATCCGCTGCGGTTCGAGAACCGGCAATGGGCCATAGGCAGCGGGCGCGACTTCGCCGTGATGGCGATGCGGCTGGGCAAGACCGCAACGGAAGCGGTGCTGTTGACGGCCGAGTTCTGCCACGACTGCGGCAACGGCGCCGACGAACTGACCCTGGAGACCGAATGACCAAAGTTGAAGAGCGCTACGCCCGCGCTACCCGCTCCAGCCACCTCGAGCTGCGCCGCACCGACGAGACGCCGGGCGATGCCGACACCATCATCGCCGCCGGCCTGGCCGAGACGATAGGCATCCTGCTGGCCCGCCTGCGGGGGGAGTGGGACGCCGCGTCCGGGGAGGTGGCGCAGGTCACCCGCAACGCGAAACGCCTGCAGGATGCGCGCACTGCCGCAGTGAAGGCCGCCACGCCGGAGTGCCCGTTTGATGCCGCCGCGTTCGACCGCGATGCCGCCCGCGAGCTGCTGACCGCCCGTGCGCTCATCCTCATGGGCCTTCGCAGCCTGGAGCCTGCCAAGCAGGCGCTGTACTTCTTCGCCGTGCGCCAGGCGCCGCACAAGGCATGCAGCTCCGACCCAGCCGCGCTGGGCATGCTGGTGGGTCAGGTGCTGGACGTGTGGCTCGACAAGCTCTGTCACCACTGCAACGGCGTCGGCTTCACGGGTGGGTATGGCAGCCCGCGCCTGATGTGCACCGGACGCGGAAAGTGCGGCGGAAGTGGCAGCCGGCGCGGCGGCCCCATCGGTGCCAACGCCAGCGAGCAGGCCTTCGGGCTGTGGCTCATCAACGTTATGGACAGCCGGGTCAACGGCTCCATGAAGCAGATCAGCAGGAAGACGAGGCAAGGATGAAACAGGAGCACGCCATCGCCCTTAGGCAGGCCCATAGCGAAATCACGCGGTCGCTTGAACAACTTGAGCGAGAAACCGGCCGCATGGTGCAACGGGTCGAGATCATCGAAGAGAGGATGCTCGGTGGCGCGGTCAGCCGCCATGTGCGCATCGAGATCGGTCCTGCGCCAGCTCAGAACTGGGTGATCCTGTGAGACCCACCCAACATCCCAGCAACAACCGAGTCCTGCTCTTCCCCGATGACTTCAAGGTCTCCCCTGGCAACGGGTCCGGCAAGGGCAGCGTTGCCCTTTCGTGGAAGCCATCTGCCGAGCAACTCGCAAAGATGAACGCAGGAGGATCGGTAACGATCTTCCTACCAACAACGCAGCCGGCGGCGCTGGAGGTGATGCCGTGAAGTTCCTCATCTACAAGACCAAGAAGGCGAAGCCCTTCGAGCCGCGGTTCCGTGTGTTCCTGGAGAACGGGACCGAGCTGAAGGGCGCGATGCGAATCAGCGTCAGCGGCGGCGTCGCACAGCGGACCGTGACCAGGCATTCCATCGATGAGCCATCGCCCGACCCGCTGCACTTCGAGATCGACCGCCTGGAGCTGGAATTTGCCGGCGCCAAGGTGGAAATGATCAACAAGCTGCCGGCCAAGCGCCGCCAACCCCCGCGCCAAGAAGGCGCACGAAAGGAAGACCATGAGTGAAAACAGAACCGCCTACGTCAAGGCGAGCGTCGACGAAGGTTTCGGCGTAGCCATTGCGATGCTGGGCGTCGCCGCCGCCATCGTCATCGGCTACGTGTGGGGCGGCTTCGTCTTCAGCGTGCTCTGGGCGTGGTTCATCGTCACGACGTTCGCCGCGCCGGTGCTCGGCATCGCCCAGTCCATCGGCGTGCTGATGGTCGTCGGCTTCGCAGCCAAGCCGCGCAACTTGAAGAAGGACGACGACACCAGCCCCGGAAAGGCGATGCTTGTGGCGCTCGCGGTGCCGCTGCTGTTTCTGGCCGTGGGCTGGATCGTGAAGCAGTGGCTGCCCACTTGACCTAAGCGCTCGCAGGGGTAAGATGCGCGCGTCAACTTCGCGACGAGATAGATTGCCGCCAAACGGCACGATCTTCTGGGCCTAGCCCTACATACAGCGCAATCCGCTTGAGCCGGCATGACCGGCGGTAACTTGATGGATGCGCTCGCCTGAAGTTTTTCACTGACCCGCCCCGCGCAAGCTCGGCGGGTTTTTGCATTTCCGGGCGGCACCTTTCACCCAAGACGCGGCCTCGTGCCATCTCGAAGGCCTGCCGCCCACCTCTTGCGAGAACGCCCATGTACTTCGGCAGCCTTGACGCGCCAGGCGCGAGCGTGCATGACCTGGACCGCCGCGAGCGCATCCGGCGGGTTCTCAGCATCGACACCGACGCCGCAGAAATCGTGGTCGTCGACGAGCCGATGCGGCTGTGCAACGGAGAGATCGCCACGCGCACGCTGAAGTTCCAAGCCGTGTGGCCGATCTTCGTTGACGTGCGGCCAGACCGCATCAACCGGCCCGTGCTTTTCCACTGCCACGGCCGCCGGGACTGATCACAGCGCCAACGTCATTCCCGCTTAGCCAACTGCGGGCCGCCTGGGGCGCAAATACCGGGCGGGAAACTCCGGCGCTGCGCTGCCCGGCGCTCAAGAAACTGGCGGGGCAGCACTGGCAGGCTCCAGCTCGGCCCGAAGGCCTTCGGGCTGCCGGGTAGACCGATGGAGCCACTCCGTCCGATGAAAGGGTCGGACATGACCAAGACCACCAAGGCGCCCGACTGGGAGCGCATCGAGGCCAGCTACCGCGCCGGCTCCAAGTCGCTGCGCGAGATCGCTGCAGAGCACGGCCTATCAGAGGGCGCCATCCGCAAGCGCGCCAAGCGCGACGAGTGGGCGCGCGACCTGAAAGAGAAGGTCCGCAGCAAAGCTGATGAGCTGGTACGCAAGGCCACGGTACGCAGCGAGGTACGCACAGAAGACCGCGTACCGACTGACGTGGAGCGCGTCACCGTCGAAGTCGAGGCGCAGGTTCAAGCGCGCATCCGGCTTGACCACCGCCAGGACATTCAGCGGTTTCGCCGGCTCGCCCTCGCGCTGCTGACCGAACTGGAATTCGAGACCGCTGACCCGGCGCTGTTCGAAGAGCTGGGCGACCTGCTGCGCTCCGAGGACAAGAACGGTCAGGACCGCCGCAATGACATCTACCGGCGCGTCATCTCAAGCGCCGGCCGTGTGGACAGCCTCAAGAAACTGTCCGAGACGCTGAAGCACCTCATTGGCCTGGAGCGCGAGGCTTACGGTATCGGTGAGGAAGTGAAGAACCCTGGCGGCGCGACCGGCGCTGACTTCCTGAAGGAGCTGGCCGCGCTCCTGCCGGACTGATGGCCGTCGACTTGCGCACGCAGCGCGAACTGGCGCGCTGGTATCCGCTGATCGAGCACCCCATTCAGCGGGCGCTGGTTGAGGCAGTAGGCAGAGGCATTCGCTTCCCGGTCGTGCCCGCAGGCCGGCGCTCTGGCAAGACCGAGCGCGCGAAGCGCTTCCTCGCCAAGCAGGCCATGCGCAACCCGGGCAAGCGCTTCTTCGCTGCGGCGCCGACACGGGATCAGGTCAAGAAGATCTATTGGAGCGACCTGAAGCTCCTCACACTGAGCAGCCTGCACGACAAGGCGCCCAGCGAGTCCGAACTGATCATCTACCTCAACAACGGGGCCGAGATCCACCTCATCGGCCTGGATCGGCCGGAGCGCATCGAGGGTGTGCTGTGGCACGGCGGCGTAATCGACGAGATCGCGGACCTGCGCTACGGCGACATCGCATGGAAGGAGAACATCCTCCCGGCGCTGAACACCTTCAACCCGTCAGAGCCCGATTACCGCGCCTGGTGCTGGCTCATCGGCGTGCCTGACGGCCTGGGTCATTACTACGACCTGGCCAAGTATGCCGAGGCGGGGAACGATCCGGACTGGGCCTACTTCCACTGGAAGTCAGCCGAGATCCTGCCGCCCGATGTGATCGCGGCGGCCAAGCGCACGATGAGCGCGCGGCAGTACCGGCAGGAGTACGAGGCGGCCTTCGAGGGCGCCACCGGCCGGATCTACGAGGACTACAGCAAGGCGAACCACACCGCCGAGCGCATCCAGCCGCATGAGCAGCTGCTGTGGATGCATGACCAGAACTTCACGCCGCTGTCGTCAGCCGTGGGCGTGAAGCGCGAGCAGACCCTGCTCCTTCTCGACGAGATCGTCCTGACCAGCGCCGTGTCCAAGCAGTCGGCCCTGGAGTTCGTCGAGAAGTTCAAGGATCACAAGAACAAGCATGTGCTGATCTACGGCGACCCAGCAGGGCAGGACGGCGAGAAGCACGCGCACGCCTCCGACTACACCGACATCGAGGGCGTGCTGAAGGCCCACCACTGGACCTACACGCGCAAGGTCAAGCCCGCCGCGCCGGCCATCAAGGACCGGCAGAACGCCGTGCGCGCCAAGGTCTGCACCGCAGACGGCGTGCGAACCCTTCTCGTCAACCCTGTCACCGCTCCCTGGAGCGACAAGGGCCTCGCGACGGTCCAGCTCCAAGAGGGCTCGACCTTCCAGGAAGACCAGAAGAACAAGTATCAGCACATCACGACGGCCATCGGCTACTGCGTCGATGTCGAGTGGCCGAGCGTCCGCCGCGCCGCGTTTGCGAGCCCCCTGCGGGCCTGAGTCCTATGGAAAAACCCTCCGTCGCCACACCGTCGAGCGCAGTGCTTGCCATGCGTGCGGCGTGGGAGCTGGCGCGTTCGCTGCTGGGCGGCACGGACGCCATGCGCGAGGCCGGCGAGGCCCATCTGCCGCGCTGGCCGGCCGAGGAGGCGGAGAGCTACGACGCCCGGCTGAAGTCTGCCGTGCTGTTCCCGGCCTATCAGCGCACGGTCTTCACGCTGACCAGCAAGCCCTTCAGCAAGCCCCTGACGCTCGGCGAAGACGTGCCGGCGACGCTGAAGACCTACGCCGAGAACATCGACCTTGAGGGCCGCAACCTCCACACCTTCTCGGCCGACATCATGGAATCCGCCCTGGGCCTCGGCCTGGGCCTGATCCTGGTCGACTACCCGCAGCGCCCCGACGATGTCCGCACGCTGGCCGACGAGCAGGCGCTTGGCTTGCGGCCCTACATGGTGCAGATCCAGCCTATGCAGCTGCTGGGGTGGAAGAAGCGCAAGGTCAAGGGTGAATGGGCCCTGTCGCAACTCCGCTTCATGGAGTGCGTCGAGGTCGACGACGGCGACTTCGCCACGAAGGAAATCGAGCAGGTCCGCGTGCTGGAGCCCGGCAAGTGGCAGACGCACCGGAAGAACGAGAAACAGGAATGGGTTCTCTACGCTGAGGGGAGCACGACCCTGGATTACATCCCGCTGGCCGTGTCCTATGGTCAGCGCACGGGCTTCATGACGGCCAAGCCGCCGCTGCTGGAGATGGCCCACCTGAACGTGGCCCACTGGCAGTCCAGCTCCGACCAGCAGACGTGCCTGCACATCGCCCGCGTGCCCATCCTGGCCGCGATTGGCGTGGACGAGACCTTCGGCCTTGTGGTGGGCGCGAAGAGCGCGGTCAAGATCCCCAATGGCGGAGACCTCAAGTTCGTCGAGCACAGCGGCAAGGCCATCGAGGCCGGCTCCAAGGACCTGAAGGACCTGGAAGAGCGCATGCGCCAGGCCGGCGCCGAGCTGCTGGTCATCGACAACAAGCTGACCGCAACCCAGGTCAGCTCCGAGAACGCCGTCGGCATGTGCGCCCTCCAGCGCATCGGCGAGAGCGTGGAAGACGCGATCGACCAGGCCCTGCAGATGATGGCTGACTGGATCGGCGAGGCCCAGGGCGGCCACGTCACGCTGTTCAAGGACTACGCCGCGGCCAGCCTCAGCGATGCGAACACCCAGATGATCAAGGACTGGGTTGCTGCCAGCCTGCTGTCCAAGGAGGCCGCCTTCCACGAGCTGCAGCGCCGCGGCGCCATCTCTGCCGATCTGGTCTGGGAAGACGTGAAGGATCAGATCGACCTGGAAGGCCCAGCACTGGGCACCATGGGCGACCCGAACAACCCGGGCGGCGATCCGAATGCCGGCGCCGCATAACGTCAACGAAGCGCTTGCCGATGAGGCGATTCACCACGCCGTCGACCTGCACGCCTACAGCAATGGAGTTGTCCGCCGCCTGATCGCGGTTCTGAACAAGGCGGATGCCCGCCTGTTCTCCCAGCTGCAAACCATGCTGGCCGACATGGACCCGGCGAGCTTCACCGTCCAGCGCCTGGAACTGCTGCTGCAGTCGGTCCGCGCGCTGAACGCTGATGTCTACCGTCAGTTCGAAGCGGCACTGCTGACCGATGTTCAGTCGCTGTCCGGCGCTGAGGCCGAGTACCAGGCGCAGCTGATGCGCTCCGTCCTGCCCCCGCAGCTCAGCGTGGCCAGCATCACTCAGGAGCAGGTCTATGCCGCAGCCCTCAGCCGCCCGATGCAGGGCCGGCTCCTCAAAGAGTGGGCGCAGAGCCTGGAGATTGGCCGCGCCGCGCGTATCCGCGACACGCTGCGCATGGGGTACGTTGAGGGGAAGACCACGGACCAGCTAGTCCGGGAGCTGCGAGGCACCCGGGCCAAGGGCTTCAGCGACGGCATCATCGAGATCGACCGCCGCGATGCAGAACGGGTCGTCCGCACGGCCATGAGCCACACGGCCGGCACGGCGCGCGATCAGTTCAACCGGGCGAACCTGGACCTGATCAAGGCGGTCGTCTGGCGCTCGACGCTCGACAGCCGCACGTCCAACTGGTGCCGGCTGCGCGACGGCAAGCAGTACACGCCCGAGGGGCATAAGCCCATCGACCACGAATACCCGTGGGGCGCTGGCCCAGGCCGCGCGCACTGGTGCTGCCGGTCGGTGTCCTCGGTCGTGACGAAGAGCTACAAGGAGCTGGGCGGCGCGGACGTCCCGGAGTTCACGGCCAGCCAGCGCGCAAGCATGGATGGCCAGGTGCCGGCAGACCTCAGCTACTCGGACTGGCTCAAGAAGCAGAGCGCCCAGCGCCAGGACCAAGTCCTCGGCCCGACGCGCGGCAAGCTGCTCCGAGATGGCGGCCTGACGATGGAGAAGTTCGCGAACGACAAGGGCGTGTGGCTCGACCTTGAGCAGCTGCGCGAACGCAACGCCGCGGCATTCAGGCGCGCGGGCCTATGATTCACGGGTGGCCCTGAAGCTCGTCCCACCCGCCGACCCGCCCGCGCTTTCTCCGCGCGAGGAGATCGGCAAGCGCATCGCCGCGAAGACCCCGGCCTACCTCCTGAAGTGCCCGCGCTGCGCCGGCATGGAGCTGGTCGAGACGGTCACCGGCGTGGAAGTCCGAGGCGGGAAACACACCCGCGGGACGAAAGTGAAGCTCTGCCTGTCCTGCCTCATGCAGGGCCAGCGCATCGAAGTTCTGTAGCGCGCCGCGCACCAACTGAAGCCGCCCCGGCAACGAGGCGGCTTTTTTCATGGCCGAAATCCTCCTCTGCGCCTGGCTCGGCTGGTGCCTGTTCAACGTCGGACTCCTGTTCGCGGCCCCGTACCTGATCGGCGGCCACGTCGTCACCAACGGCTTCGCCACCGTCTTCCCGCAGCGCATCCGCGACATGCTGACCCCCGAGCAGCAGGCCGCCATCCAGGCGCACGAGGACGGCCACAAGCACCACAGGCACGCGCTGAAGAACCTGCTGCGCGCCTTCGTCTTCCTCGGCCGCTCGCAGCGCCTGGCCATGGACCAGGAACTCGAGGCCGACCGCTACGCCGCAGACCGCGGCCACGCCAAACACCTCGCCTCAGCCCTTCGCGTGCTGAGCGCCGAACCCTTCGACCGCTACCGCGCCGGCTTGCTGGACCGGTAGCCGTCACTGATCACTGCCTAGGAGCGGATGCACACCAGGCGCACCGGGTCGGATGACCCACCACCTCTTGCGGATGGATGTCCGCGGAAAGCCCCACCATGCCCTTCAAATTCGACGCACAAGGAAACATCGTCCTCCAGGAAGTCAACGGCCAGAAGCTGCCCGTCTTCATTGACGGCGCCGGCAAGGAAGCCCCGTTCGACGGCGACTCGACTGTCGCGACCATCTCCCGCCTCAATGGCGAGGCGAAGTCGCACCGCGAGCGTGCCGAAGGCGCGGAGACCAAGCTGAAGACCTTCGAAGGCATCGCCGACCCTGCCGCCGCCATCAAGGCGCTGAACACGGTCAAGAACCTGGACGAGAAGAGCCTCGTTGCCGCCGGCGAGCGCGACCGCGCTGTCGCTGAGGCGGTGAAGAGCGTCGAAGAGAAGTACGCGCCCATCGTCAAGAAGGCGGGAGACTTGGAAGGCCAGTTGAACAGCCACCTCATCGGTGGCGGGTTCGCCCGCTCCAAGTACATCGCCGAGAAGTTCGCCGCCCAGGGCCCGGCCGGCGCCGAGATCGCGCAAGCGCTCTTTGGCGGCCGGTTCAAGGTTGAGGACGGCAAGACCATTGGCTTCGATGCGCAGGGCAACAAGCTGTTCTCCAAGACCCGCCACGGCGAACTCGCCGACATGGATGAGGCCATCGAGCTGATGGTCGAGTCCTACCCGCACAAGGCCTCCCTGCTCAAGGGCAGCGGCGGCAGCGGTGGCGGCGCACAAGGCGGCGGTGGCGGCGGTGGCAAGAAGACCTACAACCGCGCCCAGTTCGATGCCCTGAACCCTGCCGAAAAGATGGCGGTGTCCCAGGCCGTCGGCAAGGGCGAGGCTGTGCTCACCGACTAAGTCATCCACTCCCCAAGACCCTCGGCCCGCCTCTGGTGGGCCTTCTTCATTCCAGAAAGACCCATCATGAAGACCTTCCGCTTCTCCATCCTGGCCGCTGTGGCGGCCTTCGCTGCCATCCCGGCCCAGGCCCTGGGCAAGTTCGCTCTGTCGCAAGGCCTCGTCGCTGGCGGCTCCAGCACCATCACCAACCTGATCCCGGACGTCTACACCGCCCTGGACGTGGTCTCGCGTGAGCTGGTGGGCCTGATCCCGGCCGTGTCTTCGGACATGACCACCGAGCGCGCCGCCCTGAACCAGACGGTTCGCAGCCACGTCGCGCCGTCGGCAACCGCCTCGGACATCACGCCCAACGTGACACCCCCGGATGACGGCGACCAGACCATCGGCAACGTGACGCTGGCCATCACCAAGTCGCGCCGCGTGCCGATCCGCTGGAACGGCGAGCAGTCCAAGGGCCTGAACAACGGTGGCCCGGGCCGCAATCGCATCATGGTCGACCAGTTCGCCCAGGCCATGCGCACCCTGTGCAACGAAGCCGAAGCAGACCTGGCCGCCCTGCACGTCAGCGCCTCCCGCGCCTACGGCACCGCCGGCACCACGCCGTTCGCCACCGCCGACGACTGGACCGACGCGTCGGAGACCCTGCGCATCCTGAAGGACAACGGCGCTCCGAACAGCGGCCTGAACCTGGTGATCAACACCGCCGCCGGCGCCAAGTTCCTGGGCAAGCAGGCCCGTGTCGACGCCGCCGGCTCGGACACGATCCTGCGCCAGGGCATCCTGCTGCCGATCCACGGCTTCGACCTGCGCGAGTCCGCTGCCATCGTGACCAGCACCGCCGGCACCGGCGCCTCGGCCACGACCAACAACGCCGGCTATGCCATCGGCGCCACCACCATCACGCTGGCCTCGGCCGGCACCGGCACGATCGTCGCTGGCGACGTGATCACCTTCGCTGGTGACACGAACAAGTACGTCGTGGTGACCGGTGACACCGACGTGTCCAACGGCGGCACCGTCGTGCTGGCTGCTCCTGGCCTGCGCAAGGCGATCGCCGCTTCGGCCACGAACATCACCGTCGTGGCCGCCGCTGCCCGCAACATGGCCTTCAGCCGCAATGCCCTGGTCCTGGCCACCCGCGTCCCGGCTCTGCCGGAAGAGGGTGACTCGGCCGAAGACCGCCAGATCGTCACCGATCCGCGCTCGGGCCTGAGCTTCGAAGTCGCCATGTACAAGCAGTACCGCCAGGTCCAGTACGAGGTCTCCCTCGCCTGGGGCGTGAAGTGCGTGAAGCCTGAGCACCTGGCCCTGCTGCTGGGCTGATCCACCGCAACCGCAATAGGCCGGGCCTTCGGGCTCGGCCTTTTCATTTGGAGAGCCAGATGGAAATCAAGACTATGCGGGTGAAGCCGTGGGGCGTTGAGCAAGGCGACTTCGTCGTCATCAACGAAGCCGACTTCAACCCCGAGCTGCATGCGCCTCTCGACGCCGCCAACGCGCCAACCGGCAAGTCCGCAGACGCCAACGGCGACGGCAAGGTCACCGCGGCTGAACTGAAGGCCGCCCTGGACGCAAAGGGCATCAGCTACCGCGGCAACGCCTCGAAGGCTGAGCTGCAAGGCCTGCTCGACGCCGCCAACACGCCCACCTGAGGCAACCCACCATGGCAAACAAAGTCCTCCCGAAGGCGCGCGAGCGCATGCTGGCTGGCGGTCTCAACCTGCTGGCCGGCACGGTCAAGGCGCAGCTGATCGACACGGCTGCGTACACCTACAGCGATGCCCACCAGTTCCTGAGCGACATCCCGAGCGCGGCTCGCATCGGTGCGCCGGTCACGCTGGCGAACAAGTCCATCACGAACGGTGTGTTCGATGCCGATGACCTGGCGTTCTCTGGCCTGACCAGTGCGCCCACCATCGAGGCGCTGGCGTACTACGTGGACACGGGAGCCGAGGCGACCTCGCCATTCTTCCTGTTCACCGACACAGCCACGGGTCTGCCCATTCCTGCCGGCGCCACCGGTGGCACGGTGACGCACGACAACGGCGCGAACAAGATCTTCGCGGTCTGATGCCGACACCTCGCGCGGACAACTACAGCGCCGCCAGCGGGGCGGGTATCTACGCGGGGATGCCTGCGCCTGCGGGTCTCCCTGCGTGGCTGTCGGGCAAGCCTCTAAACCAGTGGTTTCAGATATCCGGGACCACTGGCCCTGGGGCCGGTCTGAACACGAACGCGTATTGCGATCTGGCAATCAACGCGGCCGACGGATCGCTCTATGCCCTCGCGTCAGGCGGTCACACGGACGGGGCCAGCAACGCGGCAGCAGTGCTCAAGCTAGCGGACGATGCCCCGGTTTGGTCCACGCTGAAGACGAGCAGTTGGAACGGCGTTGACATCACCGTCCCGTACTACTCGGACGGCACACCCTGCGCGCGCCACACGTACCACCACACGTTCTACATCGATGATGTCGGAACGGGCTCACCTGGCGTTCTGTTGGCTGGCCTTCGGTACGGGTACGGCGACAACCCAAGTGGTCAGGGCATGGACCTCTTCTCGCTGGGGGCCACGAAAGCGTATCTCCCGCGATTCACATGGCCGGACACGCCTGCACTCGGACACCTCGGCGTCGTGCAAGACGGCGGCAAGAACATCTGGACGCAGACGGGCTACAAGTTCAACTTGGCCACGAAGACGTGGAGCAAGCCCGGGTCTGGGGCCTTGCTGCGCTATCCGGCCTGCTACGACTCGGCGCGAGACAAGATTTTCGCGCTGCAGTTTGCCGATGGCGAAGGTTTCGGTACGGCCCAGGTCAATGCTGTCGAACTCGACCCGGCTACCGGGAACAGCAAGAACATCACGTTCAACGCCAGTGCTGCGCTGACTCAGTACATCGCAGACGCTCCGCAGTACGCAGCAATGGCCTACTGCCAGCTCGACGGGAAGTTCTACTTCCTGCACGCGGGCCGCATGGGCACGTTCTACGTTGTGACGCCGAACAGCTCCAGCGTCTGGGACATCGCGACGTGGACCCCTTCGGGCTCTGCGCCTTCCAGCTCCGGCGTGCTGTGCAAGCGGATGCTCTACGTGCCGACCCTTAAAGGCATGGTTGTGCAATCCAACCAGACCGCAAACCTCAGCTTCGTGAGGATGGCATGACAATCAAACTTGCTGGCGCTGGCACGGACGGCCTGGAGTTCTCCGGGAGCCTGATCACGGCGTTCCCGTTCACCCTGGTGATCTACATCGCCAGCCCGAAAAGCAACTCCATCAACGCTGCCATCACCCTTGGCAGCACGACGAAGAACAGCTACGCCCATGCCTCGTTCGACTGGGGCAACGAGAAGCGCGCGGGCTACACATCGCCGACCGTTGGCGGCATGGTGGCGACCAAGAACACGGCGCCGGACATCAACAACACGACGCTGGTTCCGCTTGTTGCCGTCTTCACGTCGAACAACTCTCGGACGATCTACTTCGGCAGCAACGTGGGCGTCACGGACACGGGCTCGAACACCAATGTCCTGGCCGACATGGACAGGCTGGGCATCGGCTGCCTTCGCGCGAACGGTACGCTGACGTGGAACATGGCCGGGCAGGTGGCTGAGGCCCACCTGTTTGCAGGCGTTGCGTTCACGTCGTCGGACGTCCAGACGCTGGTGAACGCGGTCACTTTGCCCGAGACGATGACGGGCTGGCTGGATGGCTGGCCCTTGAAGGACCACCAGCCTAGCGGCAACTACCCATCCATCACCGGCACGCGGACTCTGGTTGCGCTTGGCGGCGTGAGTGCTGGCACGCTGCCGCACCCCATCAGCCGCACCACAGCCGGCCCGAACATCACCACCCAGCCGAGCAACGCTACGGTGACTACGCCTGCCACGGCAACGTTCACCGTCGCTGCTTCTGCCACTGGCGGCGGCACGCTGTCCTACCAGTGGCAGCGCTCGACGAACAGCGGCGGAAGCTGGGCCAACGTCAGCGCCGGCAGCGGTGGAACGTCTACGGCCTACACCACGCCGGCAACGACCGTCACTGGCGGCAACGCGAACAACGCAGATCAATTCCGGTGCGTGGTCACTGAAACCGGCGGCACCAATGCCGGCGCGGTGAACTCCAGCGCGGCCATCCTGACGGTGAACGCGGCTGCCACCGGGCCGACGATCAACACGCAGCCCAGCAATGCCACCGTCACGTCGCCGGCCACCGCGACATTCACGGTCGTGGCCACCACGAGCGGCGGCGCGCTCAGCTACCAATGGCAGCGCAACGGCTCCAACATCGGCAGCGCGAACGCGGCCAGCTACACGACGCCCGCCACGACGGTGACGGGCGGTTCTGCGAACAGCGGCGACCTGTATCGTTGCGTGGTCACGGACAGCAACGGCAGCACGACTTCCAGCGCGGCGACGCTGACCGTGAACCCCGCGCCTGGCACTCTCAACTTCCAAGCTGCAGGCATGGAGTTCGGCCGTCGCACCGGCCTGGCAGTCAGCACCTTCGCGCTCGATACGGCGTCGAATTACCGCTACACGGTCCACGCCGATGCGCTGGTGCTGGGGTCGGCCATCTACACGTCGGCCGCTGTGGCGACTGACAGCAACGGCAAGCTGCCGAACATCAGCAACGCGGCGTTCGCGACGGGCACGACGTACCGCGTGGTGGCCGTGCGCCAGGCTGACGGCGAGGCCGCTACCTTCAGGATGGTGGCGGCATGATCGTCGTTGGCGGCTGGCCTGGTCGAAACGTCGTCGGGCTGAATGGCGCGTTCGGCGTTCGCCCTGCGGCGTTCAGCACTGGCGGCGGGAATCCGAACCCCCTCGCCAACGACGTTGATGCCGGCGACTCCACCACGGAATTCGTTCTGGCGGTCACTGGGCTGCCGGCATCCGGTGTCGTCACGCTGGACGACTACGGCGGCTTCAGCCACGCGGGCGCGGCTGATGGGACCTACACCACATCGGCGACGCTCTACACATGGGCGCAGGGCGGGCCAATCACACAGCACGCCGCCACGGAGTCGATCGTCACCACGTTCGGCAGTTCAGCGCCGTTCGCCCTCTCGCTGGCCGGCCTTGCAAGCACGCTGGCCATCGGCGCGCCAACGTTCACCTTCTCCTCGCCGGTGAACTTCGCCGTGTCTCTCGCCGGGCTGGCAAGCACCGCAGCCATTGGTGCTCCTACCGTCACTCGCATTGCCGACTTCTCGGTTTCCATTGGCGGTCTTGCCAGCACCATGGCGCTCGGGTCTCCGGCGTTCGACTTCAGCGCTCCAGCAACCTTCAGCGTTTCGCTATCGGGGCTCGCATCTGGACTCCGAATCGGCGCGCCGACGGCTACATTCGAATGGGACGGATCTATGCTGATCGTTGAAGACGGCACGGGCCTCCCTGATGCTGAGTCCTATGCCAGAGTGGCCGAAGCGGACGCGTACCACGCTGCGCGCGGTGGCGTTGCCTGGGCTGCGCTCAACGTGACCGACAAGGAAATCAAGCTGCGCCTGGCCACCGACTACATGCGGCAGCGCTTCGGCGGGCGGTGGAAGGGCTACCGACTCACCGAGGTCCAGGCGCTTGACTGGCCTCGCTATGGCGTCGTCGCCGATCGCGTGGCGCTGGCCTCGGATTCGGTTCCGATCCAGGTCCGCCGCGCGTGCTGCGAGCTCGCGCTCAAGGCCGTCACGCAGGCCCTGACGGTTGACGAGGCGGCGCAGGTCAAGAGTAAGCAGGTCGGGCCGATCTCGGTCTCTTACGCCGATGGAGCGCGCCAGAACATGCGGTTCGCAGCCGTCGAGAACATGCTGTCGCAGCTGCTTTCCAGCGGGTCCGGCATCAAGCTGGTTCGGGCCTGATGTCAGGCTTCTACGATGACATGGCCGCTACGGCGGCCGAGATGCTCGCCGAGTTCGGGCGGCCGGTCACGGTGACGCGCGAGACGCCCGGTGGCTACGACCCTTCCACCGGCACAACGACATCCGGCACCGTCCAGACCTGGGAACCCGCAGGCGTCAAGCTGGACTACACCCAGCGCGAGATTGACGGCACGTTGATCAAGTCCGGCGACCAACGCGTCTACATGAGCGCCGAGGCCGGGCTCGACCCGCAGACCGGCGACGCCGTGACGCTGGGCTCCGAGGTGTGGCGCGTCGTCACCTCCCGCACGCTGGCTCCGGCCGGCATCGCTGTCCTTCTCGACGTGCAGGTCCGCCGTGGGTAGCTTCGCAGACCAGCTCCAGGCTTTCGCCGACAAGACGAAGGTCAAGATGGAGACCGTCGTGAGAAAGGCCGCTCTGGACCTGCAGGGCGGCGTCGTGCTGCGCTCTCCAGTGGACACCGGCCGCTTTGTGTCGAACTGGATGGTCGGCATTGGCACCCAGAACCGAGACACGGTGGCCGCCGAGGACAAGACAGGGGGCGTTTCGCTCGCGCGCGTTGAGCCGGCGCTCGCGAACTGGGAGCCCGGGCAGGCAATCATCCTGAGCAACTCGCTGCCGTATGCGTATCGCCTTGAGTACGGCTGGTCGAAGCAGGCGGTTGGAGGGATGGTCAGGTTGACGGTCCAGGACTGGCGCGACTACGTGTCCAAGGCCGTCGCGGAGACGAAATGAGCATCACGACGATCTGCGCCTTGCTCGAGCAGCAGCTGCAGGCCCTGAACCCGCAGCTGCCCACCGCATTCGAGAACGTCGAGTTCACACCGCAGGCCACGACCTACCAGCGGGTGAACCACCTCATCAACACGCCGCGCGACCTGGCCGTCACGCTGGACATCCTGGAGTGGCGCGGCATCTTTCAGGTGATGGTCTGCGCGCCGCTCGGCAAGGGCCGCGGCGAAGCGCAAGCCCGCGCCCAGGCCATCGCCGACCACTTCGAGCCACCGCAAAACATCAGCGGTTCCGGCGTTCGCATTGACCTCCTGAAGACACCCGCCATCGCATCCGGCTTCAAGTCCGACGACCGCTGGTGCGTCCCCGTCTCCATCAGCTGGAGCGCGTTCAAGACATGACCCCATCCACCATCGAACTGCACACGACGCTGATCCGCATGCTCAAGGGCTGCATCAGCGCCTGGGAGCGCTGGCTCGACCAGCAGCGCACCAAGCAGTAGACACCACTCACCCTGCCTCGCAGGCCTGCCTCTCCCGCCAGGGACTCGCAGCCATGACGCCTCGCAGAAATCGGCCCCGACAGGGGCTCTTTTCATCGCGAAAGGCCCACCCATGGCTCAAGTACCCACCGGCACGCTGTTCTTCATCGCGTCCGCCTACGCCACCTCCAAGAACACCACCATCGTCACCAATGCAAGCGAGGCCGTCGTTACGTGTGCCGGGCACGGCTACAGCAATGGCGACATCGTCGAGGTCACGTCCGGCTGGGGCCGGCTGAACCTGCGTGTGTTCCGCATCAAGTCCGTGGCCACCGACACCTTCGTCCTGGAGGGCGCGGACACGACCAGCACGAACTACTTCCCGGCCGGCAATGGCATCGGGTCTGTTCGCAAGATCAGCACCTTCCAGCAGATCACCGGCGTCATGAGCCCGTCCTCCAGCGGCGGCGACCCGAAGACGGTGAACTACAAGTTCGTCGAGTCCGACGTCGAGTACTCCATCAATGACGGCTTCGCCGCCACGGGCTACTCGATGAACATCGACGCCGACCAGATCGGCAGCGCGGGCTACACGGCTCTGCGCACGCTGACCGACGTGCAGACGAACACCTGCTTGAAGATGCAGACGCGCTCCGGCTCGCTGATCTTCCAGCCCTGCACGGTGGCGCTGAACGAGGCCGTGCAGCTGCAAGACGGCCAGATCAACGTGGTGAAGGTCGCCTTCAACGGCAACAACCGCCTGACGCGCTACGCCTCCTGATCCCCGGGCCTGATGGCCCACCCCTAGCACCGACCCGGCTGGGTTCTTCCATTCGCGTGGAAGGCCCGGCTGGGCACGGGCATTTCATCTCCACGCGAAAGACCACTCCATGGCAAAGATCAAGCTCACCGCATCCCCGACCTTCAAGGCAAAGGTCAGCATCCCCATCCCTGGCAACCGGCCCGCTGATGTCGAGTTCGTCTTCAAGGGGCGCACGAAGGAAGCCTTCAAGGATTTCATCGACAACATCAGGGACCGCAAGGACCTTGAAGTGATCATGGACTGCGTTACCGGCTGGGAACTTGATGACCCGTTCGGCGTTGATACGGTGGAGCAGTTGATCAACAACTACATCGGCGCTTCCGCATCCATCATCGAGACCTACATCAAGGAGCTGACTGCCGCACGCTTGGGAAACTAGAGGCGGCCGCCTCGGCAATCTACGAACCGCCCCCAGAGGTCGCCGAGGGATTCGCGGCCGAGGACTACGAAGTCGAGCCGGTGGAGCTTTGGGAAGAGAACGTCCAGTCCTTCAACTTCTTCGCTGATGTATGCGCCACCCAATGGCGGGTCGGCATGAGCGGATACACGGGGTTGGACTACACGGCCGTTCTTGCGTGCATACGTCAACTTCGACTGCCGCGCAATCAGGCGGAGATCATGTTCGATGACGTGCGCTTGATGGAACGCGCTGCCCTGAAGGCGATGAACAAGAAGACCTAGCCGGCGCAGACCGGCGCCCCAACCAGCCCGCCGCGCGCGGGCTTTGTCGTTTCCGAAAGGCAAATCATGGAATCCATTACCGACCTGACCGTGTTCATCGCCAAGCAGGGGGATGAACTGGTCACTGACTCACGGGCCGTCGCTATCGCGTTCGGCAAGCGGCACGCGGACGTGCTCCGCAGCATCGAACGAATGGCCCGCTCAGTGGAGCCTGTGGTGTTCGATCACTACCGGCGCAATTTTGCGCTCGTTGACTACGCCGACAACAAAGGCCAGAAGCGCCCCATGTACCGCATGACTGCCGACGGCCTATCCGAGCTGGCCATGAGCTTCACTGGTGACAAGGCCCGTGTCGTGCGCATTCGCTTCATCGCAGCTTTCCGCGAGGTGTCGCGCCGACTGGAAGCCGCAGAGCGCTCCATCCTGGATCTGCTGCACCAGCATGACCGCCGCGCCGCCGTCTCCGAGACCAAGGGCCGCATCGGCTCAAAGCTGATGAATGAGCGCCGCAAGGAAAAGCCGCTGCTGGCTGATGAGTTCGGCCGCCTGGCCGGCCTGGCTCAGCCCTCGCTCCTGAACTGATTCCACGTTGCCTTTCGTGGCGCCCGCTTCGGCGGGCTTTTTTATGTCTGGACTCCTATGGCCGATGAAATCGCTGGCGTAGGCATACGCATTGACACGGATGACGTGTCCAAGGGGATCACATCCCTTGAAGCGTTCGCCTCCCAAGGCCCGAAGGTCGAGAAGTCGCTGCAAGGCGTCGAGACGTCTGCTTCTAAGACGGGGAAGACGCTCGCCTCGCTGGGCGGTGGCGGTGGGTCTGGCGCAGAAGCCGCGCTCAACAAGGTCGCCAAGGCAAGTGCCGAGGCCTCAAAGGGAGTTGAGAAGATCGGCGTGAGTGCCGGGCAGACCGCTCAAGCGCTGCGCCAGCTGCCTGCCCAGGTGCAGGACTTCCTGATCCAGCTTCAGGGCGGACAGAGCTTCCTGACGGCATTCTCGCAGCAGGGTTCGCAGATCGCGACGTCGTTCGGAGGTGTTGGAAATGCCGTTCGGTCTGTGGGTGCTCTCATCTCTCCATTGGCGGCCGGCATCGCGTCCCTCGCTGCCGCAGGAGGAGTGCTTGCGCTAGCCTACAACCAAGGTGCAAACGAAGCGCAAGCGTTCGGCCGCGCGCTGATCCTGAGTGGGAATGCTGTCGGATCGACTTCCGCGCAGCTCACCGAAATGGCGCGCGCGCAGTCGCTGGTAATCGGCACTCAAGGCCAGGCCGCTGAGGCTCTGGCGAAGCTTGCATCAACAGGACAGGTTGCGGCTGCCAGCCTGCAAGCGGCCGCCGAGGCGAGCGTGCGGTTCGCGCGGGTCGGCGGAGACATTGACGATCTCGTCAAGAAGTTCTCAGCCATCGGGAAAGACCCGCTCAAGGCGGTCATTGCCATCAATGAGGCGGAGAACTTCCTCACTGAGTCTGTCTACAAGCAGGTCAAGGCGCTGACGGAACGCGGGCAAATACTTGAGGCGGCTACCGTTGCTCAGCAGGCCTATGCCGCCGCAGTGAACGGCCGCTCGCAGCAACTTGAGCAGAACCTGGGAGCAATCGAGCGCGCATGGATGAACATCAAGGATGCTGCGAAGCTGGCGTGGGATGCGATGCTGGACATCGGACGCCAGCAAACGACAGCCAACCTTGATCGAGAGATTGCGCTTCTCCAGCGCCGGCAGCAGATCCTGTCTACTGGCAATGCCGCCCAGAAGACAGAAGCGGTCCTCATAGGAGAGCGTGTCGCAGCCCTTCAGAAGCAGCGCGCCGAACTTGCAGAGATCGAGCGCGAGCAAAGGCGCTATGCCGACAGGCAGGCAGAGTCCGCCCGCACCGTCAAAGCGTCAATCCAGGCCGACGAGGACAAGAAGAAGGCCATCAAGAGCCTGGCTGACGAGTTCGCTGCGCAGCGAGACGCTGCCAAGGTCTGGGCAGATTCATTCCTCGACTTCACAAAGATCCAACGCGAGGCCGAGGCCTCGACGCTCGGTCTTTCAAAGGGGCAAGCTCGCCTGCTTGAGTACCTGCAGAGCACCGGCTATTCCAACGCCAGCGAAGAGATGCGCCAACTGGCGCTGAACCAGGCCTATGGAGCGATCGCGGCAGAGAAGGCGGCTGAAGCGCAGAAAGAGCTGTCCAAGGCCCATGACGACTACATCAAGAGTCTGACCCAGTCTGCAGATTCCGTCCTCAAGCAGGTTCAAGCACTGGAGGATGAGGCTGATGCCGCAGCTATCGCTGCCACTGGCGAACTCAGCTTGGCGCAAGCCATCCACCAAGTTGCAATCGCCCGCCTTCTCGATCAGAAGAACGCGGCAGGCGACGACGACAAGGCTATTGCTGCGATCGAGCGAGAGATTGAGGGACGGCAAAGGCTGATCTCCCTCATTGGCGGCCAGGAGATGCGCAAGGCTGCCGAAGAGGCCAGCAAGGAGCTGGACAGGTTCCTTGATCCCACCCATGCAGATAGCTTCGGTGAGGCGCTCACCCGGGCTTTTGATGGGGCAGGTAATGCCCTCGCGAAACTCAGCAACAGCCTGCAGTCCTACGCCCAGCAGCAGAAGCGGCTGAGCGAGACGCAAGCGAACATCGACGTTGAGAGCAACCCAGCGAAGAAGCTGCGCGCGCAGCTGAAGCTCAACGAAGAGTCGCAGCGAGCCAGCCTAAATTTGTATGCCGGTATGGCTGGTGCGGCCAAGGGGTTCTTCAACGAAGGAACCCGCGGCTACAAGGCCCTGGAAGCCGCCGAGACTGCGTTCCGTCTGGTGCAGCTGGCCAGCGATCTGCAGAAGGGCCTCAGCGCCGCCGCGGTCGGCATTGCGACGCAGGCCCAGGGCGAACCCTACTCTGCCTGGGCTCGAATGGCCGCGATGGCTGCCGCGATGGCGGGGCTCGGGTTTGCTGTGACTGGCGGATTCGGCGGTGGCCCCACTTCTGGCGGCGACGGCGGCAAGCAGGCCACTGGAACCGGGACCGTCCTCGGCGATGCCGCAGCCAAGAGCGAGTCGATCTCCAAGTCCATCGACCGCCTGGCCGAGACGTCCAAGCTGCAGCTCACGACCCAAAGCGGGATGCTCGCGGCGCTGCGGAACATAGAGAACAGCATCTCAGGCGTTGCTGGACTGATTGTTCGGTCGAACTCAGGCGATCTGACCTCCGGGAACAGCTTCGGCATCTCTACTGGGACCAAGGTCAGCAACCTGATTGCCAACCCGTCGACTGGTGGTGGCGTATTCGGCGGGCTTGGCTATGTCGCTGACAAGTTGCTCACCGGCGGCAAGCTCACGGCCGCACTGTTCGGCAACAAGACATCAATCACCGGCACCGGCCTGAGCCTGCCACAGCAGACGCTGGCCCAGGCCATGGTGAACAGTCAGCTCCAGCAGTACGTCGACACCTACACGAGCAAGAAGTTCCTTGGCATCACGTACAGCACCTCGTCCGGCTCGCAGTACCAGGCCGCTGACGCGCAGCTCGCGCAGCAGTTCACGACGATCTTCAAGAGCTTCTATGACGGCGTGTCGGCGGCGGCTGGCCCGCTGGGTCAGTCCCTTGACGAGGTCGAGGCGCGCCTGAACGGCTTCGTCTTGAACATCGGCAAGATCGACCTCAAGGACCTGACCGGCGAGCAGATCAAAGAGAAGCTCACTGCCGTCCTTGGTGCCGCAGCCGACAACATCGCGACGGCGGCCATCCCTGGACTGCAGGCATTCCAGAAGGTGGGGGAAGGGTACTTCGAGACGCTGATCCGCGTGGCCTCTGGCGTTGAGTCCGCTACGGCCAGCCTGGAATCTCTGGGCATCGCCGCGATCGGGTTCGCCGACATCGGCCGCAAGCAGGGCGATGTGGCGACCGAGATCGTGCGGCAGTCCATCGCGCAGTTTGAGGCGATGGATGGGACGCTCTCCAGCGTCGGCAGCCTCATCAACTCCTTCAACGGCAGCGCTGACGATCTTGTCAGTGCCTACAAGTCGCTGGTTGACGTGCGCGACGTCCTCATCAGCGTCGGCAAGAGTGGCGACAGCCTGACGGCCGCCATGATCCGTGGCGCTGGCGGGCTGGACCAGCTGCAAAGCTCGCTGTCAGGCTACTTCGAGAACTTCTTCAGCGAATCGGAGCGCGCCGCCGCTGGCAAGGCGCAGTTGCAAACCCAGTTCGACCGCCTGGGCCTTGGCGCGCTGCCCGAGACCCGCGAGGCCTTCCGGGCTCTGGCGCAAGGCATCGACACCAGCACCGACGCCGGGCAAAAGCTGTACGCCCAGGTCATCGGCCTGGCTGGCGCCTTTGCCGACCTCGTGCCCGCGGTCGCGTCCGTCGCTGATACCACGGCCGAGACGATGCGCCGCCTGGCGCAGAGCTACGCCGACTCGCGCTCGCAGCTCGAGATTGAGCTGATGCGAGCCAATGGCGACGAGGCGGGAGCCCGGGCCCGTGAGCGTGCAGTCCAGCTGGCGCGCGACACCGCGGGCCTGTCCGCCGACGATGCCGCAGCCGTCGCTGCGCTGTACGACTACAACCGGGCGCTGCGCGACCAGATCGACGCCGCTCGGGCCGCCGTAGAGGCTCAGAAGGCCATCGAGGCAGCGCAGAAATCGGCGGCTGAGGCAGCCCAACGCGCCGCGGAGGCGTTGCAACGCACGTTCGATGACCTTGGCAGCACTCGCTTCGACCTCGAGAACCAGATTCTCGGGTTGGGCGGGAACGCTGAAGAGGTGGCGCGCCGCACTCGCGAGCGCGACCTTGCCAAGCTCACGGAAGGACTGAGCGCCGACGACGCTGCTCGCGTGGCCGCGGCCTATGACTACAACATCGCGCTGCAAAAGCAGGTCGAAGAGATGACCAAGGCGCAGGATGCGGCAAAGGCGCTGGCGGACGAGCAGGCCAGGGCAGCCCAGGAAGCCGAGCGTGCAGCCGAGCAGTTCCGTCAGGCCTGGCAGTCGATCACCGACACGCTGTTCGAAGAGGTCACCCGCATCCGCGGCCTGCTGGGCGGCGGCGGCGCCGAGTCTCTGTCTCAAGCCCAGGCACGGTTTGCCATCACTACCGCCCAGGCGCGCTCCGGCGACCAGGAGGCCGCAAAGCTCTTGCCGGGACTCAGCCAGACGCTTCTGCAGCTTGCCGAGGCCAACGCGACCAGTCTGCTGGACCTGCAGCGCATCCGCGCGCAGATCGCCGCAAGCCTGGAGCAGACCGGCGGCCAACTGGCTGGCCGCTACGGGCTCACGCTGCCCAAGTTCGATGTCGGCACGAACTACGTTCCCAAGACCATGGCAGCCATCGTCCACGAAGGCGAGGCCATCGTGCCGCGCGCCTACAACCCGGCCGCGGTGGGCGGCTCGCTGTCCTCCGGCACTCAGGCGCTGACCGATGAGGTGCGCGGGCTGCGTGAGGACAACAGGGCTCAGGCCCTGGCCATCGTGAAGCTGCAGAGCGATCTAAACAAAGTGATCAAGCGTTGGGACTCAAACGGCATCCCTGAACAGAGGCCAGTCGAAGCATGAACACTCCGTTGCGCATCGTTCAGAGCCTGCCGGTGAGCGACAGCGTGCTGCTGGGCTCAGACGTCTCCGAGAGCCTCTATCCAGCTTGGTCTGCTGGGGCGAACTACAACATGGGCGACCGTGTCCACCTCGTCAGCACGCACAAGGACTACGAAAGCGTCGTGGCAGCGAACGTCGACAACAACCCCGCGACGGCTCTCCAGTGGTCAGAGGTTGGACCTACGAATCGCTGGGCCATGTTCGACCGCAGCCCCACAACGCAGACAGCCAAGGCCGGTGGTTTCTGGTATCGCCTAGCACCTCCGGGCGCCTACAACGTGGTGGCGCTGATGGGTCTTACCGGTGCGCAGACGCTGCGCGTCCGCATCTCGCACGCCACGCATGGCAGCCTCTTCGACAAGACCATTGACCTCACCAGTCTGCCGATGCAGGCAGGCTGGTGGGAGTGGTTCTACGGCGAGCGTCGCGGCCCATCGCTTGCAGTGCTGGAAGTGCCCGGCATCTTGGGCAGCGAACTGCGAATTGACGTCACCGGCACCACTGCGCTCGCGGCCGGCCTGTTTCTCTTCGGGCAGTCGAAGAACGTCGGGCTAGGCGTGCTTCAAGGGGCGCGCCTGGGAATCCAGGACTTCAGTCGGAAGGAAACCAACGAGTGGGGCGACACGGTCCTAGTGCAGCGCGCATTCGCCAAGCGCGCCAGCTTCGACATCCCGGTACCGGCTGACCAGGTCGACGAAGTGATCAGCTATCTCGCCGGTATCCGAGCAACGCCTTGCCTGTTCATCGGGCCGCGCTACGAAAGCGCCGTGATCTACGGCTTCTATAAGGAATTCGACATGAACATTGCCTATGCAAGCGTCAGCGAGTGCTCGCTGGAAGTGGAGGGGATGGCATGACGACCATCTCGACATTGCCTCCGGCTCCGCAGCCAACCGACGACGTCCCGACGTTCAACTCCAAGGCGTTCGCCCTGCTGGCGGCGCTGGCGCAGTTTGTCTCGGAGACCAATGCGGTAGCTGGTGAGACGAACACCGCCGCGGGCACAGCGACAACCGGGGCAGGCACAGCGACGACGAAGGCAGCAGCGGCTGCCGCGTCTGAGGCCGCATCGCTGGCGAATGCACAAGCTGCGGCTGCAAGCTCAGGAGCGATTGCCTGGGTGAGCGGCACCACCTATGCGGTGGGCGACGTGCGCTGGAGTCCGGCCGACGGGCGGGTGTACAGGCGCCGCACCGCAGGCGCCGGCACGACGGATCCGAGTGCAGACCCTACGAACTGGGCCGCGCTGTCTGGGAATGGCCTGCAGCTCGCCACTGTCTCTGGCACGTCGGCCACGGTCGCCGCCAACACCGACACCAGATTCAGCAACGCGGCCGCATGCGCCGCCACGGTGCCGGCACTGGCGGTCGGCGAGAGCGTCGTCATCCGTTTCGACAACGGGCGCTTCGACAACACCGTCGACATCGGCGCTCGCTCGATGGTCGGCCCCAACGGCGTCATCTGCAGCGGCGTGATCACCCTCAACACCATCCCCATGCTCGCGCTTCGCTGGTGGGGTGACTACTACAGGAGCAACTAGCCATGGCTGGCACGCAATCTCAGATGGGCTTCGGTGCAGGTGCGACGCCTAAGAAGGTCACCATCTACACGAGCGGTACCGGAACGTTCACACCGGACCCGTCGTCGACATGGAGGCGCGAGCGCCTGGGCGGTGGCGGAGGCGGTGGTGGTGGTGGGAACACTGGCACCAGTGGCGGCGCCGGTCAGCCTGGCGGCGTGTCTGACATGTGGGTCAAGAATGACGGGGTAGCAAAGACCTATGCCGTTGGTGCCGCAGGAGCCGCGGGAGCAAGCTCAAGCGCAGGCGGTGATGGCGGGGCAACGACCCTTGGAGGAAGCTCTGCTCCTGGTGGTCTTGGTGGCGCGGCTGGTCCTGCGTCTGGCAGCTACATCGCGCCGCCGCGTGGCGCACAAGCACCTTTCCAGACCTACGGCCGCGCAGGTGATGGCGGCGTTTCCACCGGCCCAGGCACCGCAGGGACTGGTGGCGTGATCGTGATCGAGGAATACTGACATGCGCTGGGCACTCATCGAATCAGGCCGCGTGGCCAATGTGGTCGAGCAGGACGACCAGCCGCAGATTGAAGGCCTGTGGGTGGCTTGCGGTAACGCTGGCCCGGGCTGGCTCTGGGACGGCGGCGAGTTCTCCGACCCGGCGCCTTCCGTAGCGGCGTCGCGCCACCTCAGCGTGGGCAGCTTCTTCGACCGCTTCGGACCGGCCAAGTGGGCCATCCTGGCCGACACCTCTGCCAGCGTGCAGGCCGTCGTGAGGGACGCCAGCGTGCGCCGCTACATCGACCTGGACAACCCGCAATTGCCTTCCGGTCTGGCTGTCATCGTGGCGGCTGGCCATGCCATCGACGCCGACGAGATCCTCACCGCCCCTGTGCGTGACGAGGAGCGGCCGTGAGCCTGCAGCAGATAGCCGTCGCCGTCGACCAGCTGGGCAACGCGCTGCTCGGCGGATGGGCCGACGAGACCATCAGCGCCAGGGCCTGGCGCCAGCGCCACAAGCGTCGTTGGCTGGTGGTCATGCGCGTGGTCGACAGCATCGCGCGCCTCTTTGGACAGCGTGACCACTGCCGCAAGGCGCACGAGTCCGAGCTCCTTCGAATGCAGTCGCCGCCGCAATCCAGGCCGGCCGACACCGGATCCAAGCAGCCCGCCTAGAGCGGGCTTCTTTTTGCCCGCAACGAACCCCGAAAGAGATCCCGATGGCAAATGCAGAGACCGCCGCAGACGCCGCCGCAAGTGCCAGCCTCAAGGCAACCGTGGCCGGGGCTGGCATCTTGAGCCTTGGAGGCCTGACGGCCAATGACATCGCCATCTACGGTGGCCTGCTCATGGGCGCGGCCGGCTTCGCACTCCAGTGGTACTACCAGCGCCGCCGCGATCGTCGGGAGCTGGCAGAGCATCAGGCGCGGATGGCCCTCTATGAGTAGGCAGCGCATCGCAGCGGCGCTGTTGACGCTCAGCGCTGCCGGGTTCGCCACCTGGCAGGCCAGCGAGGGCTTCACGGCTGCTCCCGTCATCCCGACCAAGGGCGATGTGCCGACCATCGGTCACGGTAGCACCCGCTACGAGGACGGCACGCGCGTGACGATGGCGGACCCTCCCATCACTCGCAAGCGTGCAGCAGAGCTGGCCCGCAACCTGCAGCGTGAAGACGAGAAGCGCTTCGCGGCCACGGTGCCGGGCGTCACTTTGACGCAGGGCGAGTACGACCTCTACATCAACTGGGTGGGCCAGTTTGGGATCGGGAACTGGCAGAAGCCGCAGTCCCCGCGAACATGGTTGCTGCGCGGGGACTACCTCGGCGCATGTCAGGCCCTGCTGACGTGGAGATTCCAGGCCGGCCGCGACTGCTCGCTGCCGGAGAACTGGGGGCTGCAAGGCTGCCGCGGCGTCTGGACCCGACAACAGGACCGCCATGCGAAGTGCATGGCTGAGCAGACGCCATGACCAAAGCCCTTGCCATCACCATCATCCTGTTGTTGGCCGCTCTAGGCTACCAGTGGGGCAGGGGAGAGCACGCCCGCGCAGAGCTGGCCACCGTGCGCGCCGACATCGATCGCCAGATCCGCGAGGCCGAGTCCGCGGCCCGCGCTACCGAGACCCGCCGCATCCAGCGGCTGAAGGAGGCCCAAGATGCCGAGTTCATCGCCCGTCAAGACGCGCAGCGCGATGCTGCTGCTGCCCGCGCTGCTGCTGAGCGCCTGCGCCAGCAAGCCCTGCGCGTCGCCGCCACCAGTTGCGCCGCCAGCGATTCCGTCATTGCCGTTGGCGGCCCGCCAGCCCAAGACGGACCAAATCTGCTTGCCGACGTGCTCGGCAGCCTTGCAGAGCGCGCTGACAGGCTGGCAGAGCAGGCTGATGCCGCCCGCATTGCCGGCCGACTCTGCGAGCGGGCCTACGACTCCCTGAAGGAGCTGCCATGAGGATGCCGAAGTACGAGTGGTACCAGGACGCCGCCGGCGAGTACCGCTGGCGCCTGAAGGCCGCGAACGGTGAGGTCGTGGCCAGCGGCGAGGGCTACAAGACCAAGGGCGGCGCACTGCGCGGCATCGACGCCCACCGCCGGGCCGCGGTCACGACCCGAGTCGTGCAGGCCAAGGTCTGAAGCCATGAGCTGGCACGCGCAGCCGACCTCGGCGACGCTGCGCTACTACGCCGACAACGCCGACGCTCAGCAGGCCTATGACAGCCGCGTGGAGCCCGTGGCGCTGGCCCAGGCCGAGCTGCTGGGCGGCCGGCTGGCCTACCTGCACGCGGCCTCGCGCCCGGGCGGCGGAGAGGTGACCAGGAGCCAGTGGCGCGGCCTGATCCAGCTGCTGCACGCCCAGCACGGCGTGCTGTATGCGCTGGTCGAACGCGACGCCGGCTATTACTGGATCTGCACTCGAACCGGGCGCCAGGTGCAGCTTGACCTACCCGGGCTGGCCTGATGTGCCCGCTGTGCCGAGGGCCCCACCGGCTCAGCCAGTGCCCGAGGTGGATTTGTTCCGGCCTTGATTCCAGAGCCGCGGCAACGAGGACGGGCAGCAGGGCTCTCATGGCTATCCATTCCCTCCGCGCCAGTCGTGTCCGGTCAGGTGCTTGTTCGTCGGCGCCAGGGAATAGTTCTCGTCCAGCGTCTCTGGGCAGTCGCGCAGCTCGCAGCTGCCCTCAACTCGTGTCGCCGTGGGGTCGCGCTGCAGGGCGTCCGCCTCGCGGTACCGGCAAGGGCTCTTGCGCCGCCGGCCCCACTGGTCGGTCATCAGCCAGAACCAGAACTCAGTCGATTTCATGGCGCCAGTCTGCGCCTGACGGTGGCTCAGCAGGTGAGCGTTGAGCGGGAAAATCTCCCCGCTAAGCCGCATGGGCGCGTGGCCATTTTATGCCTCCGGTTTCCCATCACCTCGTCTGCAAGCCGCGCCAGTGCTCGCGCGAGGGCTCGGACTCTTAATCCGTAGGTCGAGTGTTCGAGTCACTCAGGGCCCACCAAAATTAAGTATGCAGATCAAGCACTTGGCGTCTCGGCGCCAGGTGCTTTTTGCTATCTGCCTTCAGAGCCCCAGCAGTGCTTTCGCTCGCGCGAGATGCTCCAGGCGATCATCCAGCCCGTTGTAGCCCCCGTTGATGCGTTTGGTGACGGCGCGGGCATCGTCGGCCTCGGCCAGCGGGCCGATCTTGCGTGATTGCCAGAACCAGCAGGCGACGTCGACGCAGGCGAACGCATCCAGTGCCAGCCGGGTGGGATCGCTCACGTAGTCGATGCCCGTGAACTGGCTGTAGTCCCGGTAGTTGTTGCGACCGGTCAACTGGATCAGGCCTCTGCCCTTGAAGCGCGGCCCATCGCCGGGTTCGCTGTTGCCGAGGTCGGTACGGCCGTTGTAGGCGTTGCCGTCCGCCAGTTCCTCCGCGTACAGCAGCGAGCCCGATTCATGGGCAAGCTGGGCGATGAAGTGGGCGATCTGCAGCGGACTGTCGATGCCGTAGCGGGTCATGCCCTTGACCAGCGGCTCGTAGTACAGGTCGATGCGCCTGGGCATCGCACGCGGCATCACGATGCCCAGCTTCTCCTTCGTCGGGCCGGGCGGCAGCCCCGCCAGCAGCCGCGCCATCGTGGCGTCGCCCGGTGTCACCAGGCCGTCCGACTCGGGCAGGCCCATGGAACGGGTCTCGAAGGCGCGGATCGCGTCGATGGTGTTGGGGCCGATCTGCCCGTCGACACCCAAAGGCATGGGGGTGCTCCCGCTCCAGGCTGCGGCGTTGAGGTTGAGCAGGACCTGGACGATGCGGACATCCGCGACATCGTTGCGGGCGCCCAGCCCGACGCTTTTGGCGATGCACAT